TGGTATAACAATAAAAGACTAAAATTGAGGTTAAAAGGAATGAGCCCGGCACAATACCGAGCTCACTACTATAGAGAGTTGAATAATTAATGTTTAATTTAATGTCCAACTTTTCGGGGTCACATCAACGAGACCCTCCCTCCTTAACTTTTCTTTAACAGCCTTGGAGATAAACTCCGATAGGTTTTTATAGTTGTCCTTTATGAGTTGAACGTGCTTTTTGTTTAGCTTGACACCGATAAATTCTGTGCCTACCCCATCCTTTGGCTTACGGCCTGCATTCGGACGGAAACCGCCTTTTGGTTTGGTTATCTTCTGTTCTTCTTCCATATTAGTATAACGTAATCATTAATAAATTATTGTTCATGGATGCTGAAATATACCTTGCATCCGTAGTGATACTCTGCCCATGCGACATACAACTCAGCCTCATGTGCAGCCTGCCATTGGCTCATGTGGCTGCATTGCCTGCACTCCAGTATCTGTCCGCTATCGTTGCGGTAGGATATATCGAAATTCTTCTTTTCCATAATGATTGCCCGTCATGCCGATAGCGCAGCATTAAAATTGAAAAATCAAATCTGAAATCAAAAAATCGGTGGCAAATAGCTTGTTTTGTCGCCGATTTCAAGTTTTCATCCTAAAAGTCCTATCAAGAACAGGATGATAAACACGATGGTCAATATAAGTCTCTTCATAAATTATAAATCCGTAAATAGTTTAAACTCCTTTGAATAGAACGTAGCGGTAAGCATGGTGTTATCATCGTTAACCTCGCATACTACCATAATAGAATTGGTCTTGTTGAAGTGAGCCTTCCCCAAAGTCTCCTGCAACATAGCCATCGGCCCACAATATGGCATACAGAAGAATATCTTATTCCCCTCCACCTTGGCCGTTAGAGCAAAGTCCTTGTAGAATCCCATGCGGATGGTGTCCGTACCATAACTCTTGCCACCATCGAAAATCTTCTTGAAAACATGGGTTACTTCGTCCATGTTCTCTACTGGTTGGAATTGATTGTAATCCATAATCTATATTAAATTAATTGTTTCCAAATATAACTACCATGCTTGGAAATGGTGCAGGGTCGTCGCATCCTCCAAACTTTAATCTTCCTCGCACAAAACGTATCTCTGCATGATGGTAGATGTAGTCATGAAAGAAACTGGTGTCAGTTCTCGCAGGGATTAACATAACAACAATTGTGTTAGGCTTCTGTCCCTCTTCATAACATTTGCGCACCCAAGTCTTTAACTTCCGCCCATAAGGAGGATTGCAGAATACTCTGTGTCCTCCCCAATCTTGTATAAGTCCGTCCTGCTCGGGTGTGAAATACATTTCGCACTTTGCATTTTCGGGAAGCGCACACGGGTCTAAATCAAAATGAAATTCTTCATTGAGTTTGTCAAAGAAGTCCTGCGGAGTTCCCCAAACCTCATTTGCTGATGAAAACATCACTTTTCCGTAAGGCATAATCAAATCTCCTATAATTAAGTTAAACAATAAATATTGCACCCTGCGCAGGAATCGAACCTGCGCTAGCACCAATGCAGGGTTGTTAGGCCATCAGACCGATATATTTGTAGTATCGTCCTCCCATACTCTCAAATGTCTTGTACAGAGGCTTACCAGTTCTGTCATGGCTTTCGGGTTCTCCACTTTGGAAAAGCCAGTCGTTACGATGCGGAGGCAGGCTATTAAGTAACTGGAAATATACACTCGGCTCAATCAGCTGCCCTACCTTTACAGATAAGTCTCTGTCGTTCCACCAGTCATTGTCGGTATAGACCTCATACTGGATTCCGTCAATTGTCTTTGTCTTCATTGTCGTAAATATTAAAAGTTCTGTATAAACTCAACGTGATTAGTCTCCTTGTTGTAGATGGTCACTCGCTCTCTGTACTGGCGGTGGTCAATCTTCCCACGGAAGAAAGAGAGCATTGCTTTGTCGCTCTCTCCCTCCATGTCATAGCACTTAATCCCGAACTTTGTGTAAATGGTAATCTCGTATGTCATAATCAACCCTCCTTTGCGTTATTTCTGACCATCTTCAAAAACTTGTCTCTGTCAACACCATGTATTATTGCTTCTTTCAGTATTGCCAAAGCAAGGTCTTCCGTATCGACCATGATGTATTTTAGGCTTTCGGGGTCAATGTGATATTTCTCATCACCCTCCTTTGCAAGAGGTATGCACCTCTCATGCTGAAAGTTTTTACGGCCGATAGCCCAAACGAAATAGCCGAAAGGAACTTCGGTAACTGGTTCAAAAACATCTGTACGATAATAACTCTTGTCTACAATCTTTTCCATAATCATAAAATATTAATTGAATAAATAAAAAGTTTGCAGATGGGCAGGAGTTGAACCTGCCATCGAGCCTTTAACCCTGCATCCTTGTGCCTATCTCCTTGACCTCCGTGCGTAGAGTGTAGTATTTCCAAACCCCACCAATGCAGGCTGAAATCCTAGCACTCGGGAAATACTTGTGGGAATAGTCGAAAACCATGTTGACCGAATCTCCGTTGCTTGCAATCTCCTGCAATGCCTTGTAGTTCTTGTCAACTATCTCTTTTATCTCCTCAAACGTGTTACGAACGTACTTGAATCCGTCTTGGCATTCAAATACATAATCTATTTGTACTACCATAATCAATCCTCATTTGCCTAGAATAATACTCTAAACTGAACGTACATACCTAACAGACCATATACAAGGAGGATTGCTCCTGCAATACACAGAAGCAATCCGTAAACCAATTTCTTGTCAATCATATCTTGTCCTCCATTGCTTTAACCGCATATTTGTGGATGCGAATCAGTTCCTCACCATTGAAACCCTCATTATTGTACAAATGCCATGTAACATCGTCAATCACACGTAGCAAGTCTTTCTTGCTCATGCTTGACAATCTCTCATGAAGTTGGCTATAATTGCCGTTAATCACATCAAGGATAAGAATATCCATGTAGTCTGCACTCTCAATCTCGTTAGCCTGCAAAGCGAGGCTCTTAATAGTCGTTCTTTTCATAACTTATCTCCTTATTAAACTCAAAAAGAAAAACACTCTCTAATCTCTACCTTGTAAGTGGAATCATTGTTTCTTGTCATTGATGGGCGATAGCCGTTAAAACGTGCATCCCTAGTCATAACATCGTTTAATGCTTTCCAAATCTCGTTTGCTTCAGTAAAATTCATTTTTCCTACCTCCTATTTATTAATAATGTTATAAACTCCGTAAACGTAAGAGATAGCACTGGCAATCACCAGTACTAACTCAAATAAAGTAAGATGTGTCATAACTCAAACCGATTTGACTGTTACATGACTGATAACCTCTCCGCCCTTGTTGATCTCTGCAATGACATTCAACAAAGAAGCAATCTCCCAAGTATTGACCCTCATGCTAATTGCACCGAAAGTCTTGTGTACATAACTGAAATACCTCATGATCCTTTTGTTTTAATAGTAAATAACTCGCACCTCCGTCCCAATTCGATTGCAGATGCACTTGAATACAAAACAAGCCATCAGACGGAGGCTTCCCCGTGGAAAGTGAAGCTATCCTAGCTATGAAAGCCGTTCAATTTATCTTGCAGTACCAGTCAGTATGGCAGGCTCTTCCATCTGATAACCGTAGAAGTAAGACGTATACCTCTTTGACTTGTGCTCAAACATCAGGTCTGGAACAGCTCCGTCCAACTGGACATCACACATGAGGTAATTCGCATTAGGCTTAGGCGTACCGCATACGTGCTTGTATCCAAACGTAAAATCCTGCATGTACCTCACCAATGATTCTCTCTGATTGAAGTGTACGAACTTGTTAACTTCGTCATCCGTATCGCACAGGGCGATAATCAACTTTGAACATAACATAATAAAATCTCCTATATTTAAATTGTTAAACAATAAGGTTGTCCTCTGTGTTGATGGCTTGGAACATTTCACATATATATAAGGTATGTGAGCCACATTACAACTCTTGCCAATCTACTGGCCCTTTACGGCTTTTCCTCAACAATACGGGAATCTCACGACTCACGGGAGTAATTTAGCCAAAGCCAGTGTCACAAGCCTCTTCTAATCGGTTCATTCGTAACCAATACTCTTGCCTATCCTAGAATCCTTGCCTCGTCTCTCTGTAAGTAAGCATGTCAAAGAACTCGGTGCAAAGATATACAAATATGTAGATAATTGCAAGAAAAAGTTCGCAAATATAGATATTATTAACAATCACATAACACATTTAACAGAATTTCACAAAAAATCTACATTTAAGTATAATTAACGGCTAAAATGTTCGCAAATACAAAAATATTGCTTACCTTTGCAGCATGGCAAATAAAAGTCTAGTGATTAAACAGATCTGCAAGGACAAGGGAATAACACTTGATACACTTGCAAAGCGACTTGGCATTGAAAGAACGTCTTTAGCGCAAGCAATGTCTAGAAATGTATTCAGTATGGATAAGTTAGACCAAATTGCCGACGCATTGGGTGTGAGCATTCCAGAGTTATTTGAGGATGCAGGTACGATTACTTGTCCACACTGCGGTAAGAAGATTCACGTCAAAATCGGGTGATGTGTCTTAACGAAGAATTGAGGAGGGCTAAAATGGCTCTCTTCTTTTAATTTATCCTAAATCTCAACCACAAACGCATCATTACTCACTATTATTTGCTATCTTTGCCATCAGTTCTTTGTATCAATAACTAAAAGCAGACAATTATGAAGAGATATATTGTTTTATTGGCTCTGTGCCTCATATCTGCATTCTCTTTTGCTCAAGAATGGTTGAAAGCAGCAGAAAGCGACAATGATATTTATTACGTAAGCAGCACTATTAGACAAAGAGGTAATAACTATATTATCTTTGAGAAATGTGTTCCTAAAAACATATCAGCAGAAAGGAATAACCGTGTTAGAGAGACTGGTGAATCAAAATGGTATAAGTATTCTTATATGATAGTCACAGAATTGGCAGATTTGGAGGTATATAGGACTAAAAGTTTAAATTATGCCTACTACGACACAGAAGGGAAAGTTCTATACGCTTTCGATAGTATGGATGACACTAGTTGGTTCTATGCTAAACCAGGCACTATATTAGAGGGAATTTGCGAAACGGCAGAATATATCGTAAAGCGTAAATAGCTTATGAAACCTCTCTTAATCTCTCTCTTCCTCCTTATCCTTTCCCCACAGCAGAATAACGAAACATACGTATATCTCTGCATGGGCAAGTCCTCCGAGTGCTACCACAAGAAAGAAACGTGCAGAGGCCTTAAAAACTGCTCCAAGGACATCATAAAAGTAACAATAGAAGAAGCAAAAGCCAAATATCACAGAAGACCCTGCGGATATTGCTATAAGACAAGGTGAGAAATTAACATATTAACAATACAACCAGTATTTGGTTGCAAATATGCAATTACCTCGCCTTTATTTAACATCTGTTTGTTAAACACAATTGTCCGTTAACAAAAATTTAATACCAAGAAAGCAAAGTAAAATATCTCCACAAAAATTAGGTGTTTCCCCTTATGGAATCAAGGAGACTAACTCGCTCTAAATGACTGAGTTATATTTTTAAGCAAAAAGTAAGAGAGTTTGACAAAACAATAAGGTGTGCAAAAGATTGCACAAATTGCGGCCATTTCCGCCGAAAAACATAAGTGTTAAACTTTGTTGCTGACATCGGAGACGGACAAAGGTCTCCCACAAACCCTTATATTTGCGCCCGAGAAGAGGCCTGAAAATGGGCAGGGTTCGAATCCTTAACGGATTAACAAAAAACCCCTCCAAAAGCCTTTAAATAGGGCTTTTCAGCGCATCAGAGCAAAGAATTAGTAACAAATTGGTAACATTATGAAGATTTCAGCAGTAGTAAATCAGCCAATAGGGATGGTGTCTTACTCTCCATCGCGAAAAGAATGGATTATGTCTGCGATTGGTGCAGCCGCAGGACTCGCCAGTAGTCTTATCGGTGGGAATCAAGCCTCACAGGCCGCCAAAGCCGCAGAAGCAAGGCAGAGAAGGCAGGAGGCCGAGGAGAATGCACGATATACAAGAAGGTATAACGAGAACTATGTGGATACCGCAGCAGGGCAGAACCTCGTCAGACGTGCCAAGGACTTCGCCAACCGCCAATGGAAGAAGGCAGCAGGAGCGCAGGCCGTAGCAGGAGGAACGGATGCAGCCGCACAGATGGCCAAGGATGCAGGAAACAAGATGGTTGGTGATACCATTGCCAATATTGCAGCCACAGACACGGCCAGAAAGGACTCCGCAGACCGCCAACATGAGCAGGCGCAGCAGAGATTCGCCCAAATGGATATGAATAGGGAGATGCAGAGAGCGCAGAATATAACAAATGCAGCGCAATCCGCATCCAATGCCATTATGCAGGCAGGTGCAGCCATAGACCAAGCCAGTGTCAAGCCAACGAACCTGCAGGGAGGATATAATAATGGTATAGAGTTCAATGCTCCTGCGGTTGAGAAGACAGCCGACCCCGTGACACCGATGGAGATGTACGCTAATGCAAGCGAGGCAGAGCGAGAGCACTTCCGTCGTGCCGTCATTGGCTGATGTGATGGCGGTGCGGTGGGGTGACCCCAAGGGGGCGGGGGTGTTGACCACCCGAACGAGGTACAGCAGAAAAGAGTACAGACAGACACACGTTTTTTACCCACCGGGGTACTTACCACCCGAAAAAGTAACATAGCTTATAGTATTATTGTAGAATGAGTATAACATTTACAGACAAGGATGGAAATTTCATAAAGAGTTGGCCTAATGTGGAGTATGCTGAGCATGGTATTCCGAACGTTGGTGATCATGTTCTTCTTCATTGGGGTGACCATAATGAGGATATTGAGGAGTATGTTGTTTTGTGGCGCACTTTCGATGGAGTACGTCCTGATGTTGTTTATTGTACTATAGAGAGGGTTTGATTATGCCGAGGAGGAAGATAGATTGGACGAAGGAGATGTGTGGTTATCTGTTGTCTCATTACAAGACTGACAGTTGTATGGATATGAGTTTGTATCTTGGTGTGAGTGCTCCGAGTGTATCATTGCAGTTGCGCCGTATGGGATTGGGAGTTGTTCATGGTGGAAAGAACAAGAGCCGTGAGTGGAGTGATTCTGAGTTATCATATTTGCGTGAGCATTTTCCTCATGAGTCTTCTGTTGATATAGCGGATGCGTTAGGTATAAGTTCTCAGACTGTGCGTACCAAGGCTTACGAGTTAGGTTTGAAGAAGGCTTCGGATTATGATGTGCGCAAGTATTACAAGCGTTATGTGAAGTCGTATCGTCATTTGGATGAAGGGAGGTCAGCGGTATGAGTGAGCGGGTATGTGGTTCATGTTGTCATTTCAGGTTTGAGGGCACTGACGGTTGGGGCTGTTGTGTGAAAGACCCTACTGGTGCTGGTATGACTCATTGTTCTGGTGCTTGTATTCATGACAGTTTTGTCTCTGAGGAAGAGAAGCGTCATCATCTGGCGATGTTGAGGAAGTGTCAGAGGTGTTTGCATGAGAACATTGGCACGAAGAATGATCTGGACGTGAAGGCAATTGGTGAGGCTATAGATTTTGTTGTTGGCTATTGTAAGATTCACTGATATGGAGAAGGATTACTACGACGATAAGTTTGAGCGGAGTGTTTACGGCTATAGGTCGTGTGGTTGGTGTCTGGTCGGTATAGTGGTGTTTTTATTGCTTTCGCTGTTGTTCAGCGGTTGTACGACCACAAAGTACGTTCCGGTTGAAACATTGCGTACAGATACGGTCTATAAGGTGAGGGTTGAGCGTGATTCCGTTTTCAGGCACGATAGTATCTACGTGAAGGAGTGGCAGAAGGGTGATACGGTCTATAGAGACCGTGACAGATGGCACACTCAGTATGTTGAGAGGATAAAGACGGATACGCTTTATCAGTCGAAGGTTGACAGTATCGCAGTCCCCTACCCTGTTGAGAAAGAGCTTACCTGGTGGCAGGAGAAGAAGATAGAGTTTGGCGAGCTGGCTGTGTTGATCATGGCTGGCTTGTTGTGTTTTGTGTTGATTAGACAAAAATTGAGATAGTTATGAATGATATCAAGACTGTTGTCGTGTATGCCGTAGGTGCAATCATGACGTTACTCGCTCCGATACAGAATTTCATGTATGCCATGCTGATATTGTTTGGCATCAACTTCTTCTTCGGCCTGATTGCGGCGAGGATGAAGGAAGAGAAGTGGAGCACGAAGAAGGCATTGATGTTTTTCGTGTATGTGGCCATCTTCCTTGTGATAGCGAGCATGTCGTTTGTCATAGGCCACCTGATGGGCGAGCATGAGCAGGCCGTTGCGGTGGTGAAGATACTGTGCTATATTGCCGTTTACATCTTCGGGACGAATATATTCCGCAATCTGAGGCATATTGCGCCGAAGGACACTGCGTGGTACAAGCTGTTTGACCTCTGCTACTACACATTGAGCGTGAAGTTCATCGAGAAGTTCGACTTTGTGAAGAAATGGAGGGAAGAGGTCGAGCATGAGAACCATAATACCATTCTGGATAAAGACAATAACTGAGAAGTATGAGGAAGATGACATTGAGCCGTAAGGGCTTGCAGTTGATAAAGGAGTTTGAGGGTCTGCTATTGGGTGCCTACAAGTGTCCTGCAGGTGTATGGACTATAGGCTACGGCCATACCAAGGGTGTCAGGCAGGGTCAGGTGATAGACCATATGCAAGCAGACGACTATCTGGTAGAGGACATAGGCCCGATTGAGCATTTGTTGAACAAGATTGGCGTCAATTTCCGTCAAGAGCAGTTCGATGCGCTTGTTTCTTGGATATTCAACCTTGGATCAGGTAACTTCCAGCACTCAACCATGCTGAAACTCATTATTTCGGATGCCGACGATGTGGAAATCACCGACCAGATGGTAAAGTGGGTGAATGCCGCAGGCAAACCCCTTGTAGGATTGAAGAAACGTCGTATTGCTGAGGCGAATATGTTTCTTGGCTACGACAAATACTACCTTGACGATAAGAATAACATCAAAAAGAGATAAGCTATGGCAATAACAGTTAATCCCTATGCAGACAGGGCTGCAGCTCAGATGGCCGTCCAGCAGCAGCCAGCAGTCGTGCAGCAGCCTTACAACCTCTTTGCGCAGCAGAAGCAGGCAGGCTACCCGGGTGTGAATACGCCGCAGGCTGGGCCTCGAATGGCGGGAGAGGCAGGAGTAGTACACACTACACCAATCACACAGCCCGCACCGAAGGAAACACAGACAGTACAGAATACTGGTGGAAGTCAGATGAAAACTACACCTATCACCAGCATGGAAGACCTTGCAAGGGCAATGGGCTACACCTCACCGCAAGAAGAAGAACGGCTCCGCAAGGCCAGCGTAGCCAATCAACGTATATTGGCCATAGGCGATGCGCTCCGTCATATCGGGAATATTGCCAACACCGTCAACTATGCCCCATCCCAGCAGTTCACAAACCCCGTTGTCGAGGAAGAGCAGCGCTACCAGAAGGGAAAGGCATTGCGGGATGCAGCCAATCTTAAATACTACACCTATCAGCAGGCCAAGGCAGCACAAGATCAGAAGGCAAGACAATGGGAGGCAGAGCAGAAACAGAAATCAGACCAATGGAATGCCACTTTCAGGTATAATGCAGCCCGTGACGCAGCCCGATTAAAGAATGCTGAAGATCAATGGAAGGCGGGTCTTGCTTATAAGGCGCAGAACGACGAGGCCAACAGAAATCAGAGACAGAAACAGTATGATACGCAGAACGCATTAAGAAGTCAGTCTATAGGAATACAGGCAGCCAACGCAAGGAGTGCTGATAACTATCGCCAATTTAAGATGAAGAATGGAGGTGGAAGTGGTAACAAGTCGCAGAACACCATCTATTCACGTCGCGGCTATCTGACAAAGGCAGGCGCAAACGAAGCAGACCTAAAGCGCATATACGACAATATGTACGAATGGGGTAAGAATAAGAAGTATCGAGGCAAAGACGGAAAGCTCCATCCGTACATAGACGAGGGTGGTATCTTGGCTGGCATAAGCCCCGACATTCTTGGTGGAAAAAAGATTTCCGATGTCTCTAAGCGTGAAGCCGTTGATAAGATGATTATGGAGCATGACGATGCTGCAGTTCAGCTTCACCACAAACATGGTTTTGAATGGCATGAGCAGACACCGAATGACAAGAAGGATGCTTATGCTAAATATGTCGTCAATCCGAACAGTGCAGATGATGATGAAGAAGAGGACGATTACGAATCATACATAATAGACTAAAGATATGCCGATATACAAACTTAATGGGAAAACCTATAATATTCCCGACAATGTAGCATCAAACTTTGAGAAAGATAATCCTAATGCAACGGTAAACTATCAAGCTAACGGGAAGACCTATGGCATCCCATTAAGTAAGCGTGATGGATTTCTAAAGAAATACCCTGATGCAGTTCTTGAAGGACAACAACCCAAGCAGCCCGCACCTCAGCCGACACAACCGCAGGTGGAACAACCAACGGTAACTGCCCAAGAGCCAACTCCTCAACCTCAAAAAAACCAGTCTGGGCCCTACAAGCCTACGGAGCAGGAGCTTATGGGGTTTGGCATGACAATGAATTCCGCACAGAACACAGCAAAGAATGTCACAAAAGGCATAGATGAGCAGGAGAAAAACAGAAAGAACGCTTCTCCTGTTGGAGACGGTCAGACCGGGTTAGTGTTCAACAAGAATCTCAGAAAGGGACAGAAATCCTTCAATGCAGAGACTGGCCAATTCGAAGACACCTACATGACCACCGACGGAAAAAGCTATACCAACCCTGGAGAAGCAAGCAATATGCAGGACTTCATGGACTATCAGGGCGAGATGGCTCAGTTCAAGGAAAACATGGAAAAGCTTGGCATTGGTGATATAACTGGTGAGAGTGACAAAGACATCAACGAAAGGATCAAGAATGCATACGCAGAACTTGAAGCCTTGGATGTAGAAATAGATAAGGGAAGACTGGGACAGGCTGCACGTCTTGCTAGAGGAATGGGGCTTGCCGGTGGTTCTGGACTTGCAAGCGGCGACATGGATAATGCCCAACAGCAAGACTACATACTATCTGCAAGGAGAATGCTCGAACGTCGCATCAAGGCTTTGGAGGCAGAAAGAGACAATGCAGGATTCTGGCAGGGTACTGCAGATGTTCTTACAGACGATTCAAGCCTGAGTTTCGGGTTGAGCGATGCAGCCGACATGAAACTTCTTGATTCCATATCCAAGAAGATAGATGCTGCCAATGGCGGAGTGCCTAACCTTACCAACAACGAAAAGTTGTTTGTGCGCAACTATCTGATGAACCAAGAAGCGCAGACGCTTAACAATAACCGTGGATGGCTATACACAACCGGACAAGGATTCGGACAGACGCTTGACTTCATGAAGGACTTTGCCGTTACTGGAGGTGGTTTTGCTAATGTAGCAAAGGCGGGTTATCGTCTGGGAACTAAGGGAGGTTTGAAGATTGCCGAAAGTGGAATGGCTAAGTATCTTACCAAAAACCTCGGACTTGCAGGCAAAGCTCTCACAAAGACTATGCAGTATGGTACTAAGTTCGGAGGTCTGGCTGCAGGTGCTGAAATAGGTGGAGCCATGCAAGCCAATACTGTCGGTGTGGCAAAGACTTTCTCTGATATAGCAAACCGGAGCATCGGAACGTTGTCAGTTGACAAAGAAGGAAAACTTTCAATGCGTGACAGCGAGGACTTGGGCAAAGCAATCCTTTATGGTGAGTTGAAAAATCCAGGCGAGAATGCTTCCGAACTTGTAGGCCCTGCATTTGACATCATACCAGGTATGCTTGGACGTGTTATCAGAAACAAGGTTGGTGGTGAACTTTTGAAGAAGATTACAAGCAACAAGTTCTGGAGAGGCGGTGAGAAAGCACTTGACTTCATGGGTATTCAGAGTGTATTCGGTGAAGGTATGGAAGAAGAGTACGGTATGCTCCGCACATCTATACTTAACTCAATCACTGGTGGCGAGTTCGATCCAAACGCAGAGAGTATCACCGACCTTGATACTCAGCTTAACACATGGGCAACCGTAGGACTGACAGGTGCATTGCTCCGTGCGCCTCAGATGGTTGCAAGTGGATATGGTCGGGCTCACTACTATGGATATAAATACAACCTTAACCAGAGCGACAACAGACTGGAAGAAACGTTGGCCGATATAGATAGGTACAACACCATCAAATCTATGCTTGATGGTTCTACCAACGCCAACATAGGCAACGTCATCAATCAGCTTGTGCGCCAAGGCCAACTGTCAGACCAGGAAAAAGAGGCCGTGATGTTTTATGCGCAAGACCTTATCAACCTGCGTGGATATAATATAGGAACCGTGCTTTCGGCATCCCGTGTGGCAGACATCACTCCAAGAGTGGCTAGCTATCGTGTTAGCGGTAATTCATTTGATGAGCTTGACGAGAACGGAAACGTGATAGCCCATCATGACTACGAAAATAGGGATGATATGGAAGCTGGTCTTTATGAGGCACAGCAGACACGCTTCGACAACGACCTGAACGCAGACATAAGCGTGATGAAGTCCAGACCAAACGGTGGCTTTGATTACGACAAGATGCTTATTGACTATAGTGTTGAGGTTGGAGTGGAACCATCGGTAATGGAAGAAGCTCTCTCTAAACCATCAATGGAGCGGACGGACGTAGAGCAACAACTAGTCACTGGCTTTGCAAAGGCAGTTCATAATACCGTCTATGACAACACTATGCTCCATGAGGAACAAAGTGCGGAGGACGGACAGAAGGAAGCGGATAATGCATCCCTAGAAATTGAGAATCCAAACCCTGAAGCAGGATCAGAAATAAAGGCGAAGTGGATGGAGGCGCAAGGCAAACGCCGCATTGCATTTGATTCCAACGAAGAACTGAAGCAGGAAGTTACTCGTATGGAATGGGAAGGTCTGTCTCATCAGGAAATACTTTCTCGTCTGGAAACTTTCCTACCAATTGAACAGCAGGCGATGATTGACTACTACAATCAGAAGGCCCAGTATGAGGCGTTTGTCAATCAGATGGGAAACAAGATAGACGAAGAAGCCGCAGACTCTACCCAGCGCCACACAATGAAGGGAACCATTAACGGAAATGCAGACCTTGGTAATATCTACACGATTTCCGACGGAACGAATGAATATTATCTTGTTTCGGGTAATATAACTACAGATCCCGCAACTGGGCGTATCACGGGCTCCAACTCTGGACTTATCATCGGAATGGATTTAGATGGTAGCTTTGTTCAGCTGAACGAGACAGATGGTTATAGCCTTATGCCAAACGTAATCCCTGCTGCCCAGTTTGAAGAAGCGGAACGCACAAGATTACAGGAAGCATGGAGCCCGATTATAGCCACAAACCAACCATTACAAGAACAGCCATCAGAGGGACAGGCTAGTGCAGAGGCAGGTGCAAATAGTGTCACTGGAGCAAACGAAGCACAGCCAGCCCCTTCTGTTGAGGCTGCACAAGAAGATGCTGCACAGCCTCAGCAGCCAGCCGTGACCATCGAGAGCGTGATAGACAAGGACGGAATCAAACGCTATGAGAATGGCATTGCGGTAGATGATGCCATTGCCGACATTCAGAACGATGGCGATGATGTGAACGAAATATCTAATGCGTCAATCGCTGAGGCTCAAGAGGTTATCGACAAGATAAATAATAAGCAGGTTAAAACCCGCTTAGATATTGAGAAGCGAAAGAAGGCCCAGGCAACCATAGACTATTATAATAATGTAAAGGCACGCTGGGCAGAGATGAATCAGCCGGAAGCACCTGCCAAAAGTGAAGAAACCGTAAATGTTCAGCCAGAAGCGCCTATTGTTAAGGAAAAACCCGTATCTTCGCAGTCGAATCTCACCGTCGAGGAACAGAAGCAGCAGCGGATTGCGGAGGCCAAGGCAAAGTATGGTGAGTTGTTTGATGATGACTTCACGAAAGCAGAAGACGCATTCGAACTTGCTTCCATGTGGGTAGGCCGTAAGCGTAACCTTGCATGGGAAGATGTCAATGGTAAACGTGGACTGCAGAAGGAGCTGGGTTGGACTCGTAGGATTGGTGGCGACACCAAGTACATTGAGACCCTACTTGCCAAGAATGGCGAAGGTATCGGTATTGACGAGTTCGTTCACATGGTCTGGCAGAGTGAGGAAAATATGGGAGCTGATGGCAATCCAAGATTCACTACCGAGGAAATCAAGGAGGCCTTGCTTGATCTTATCAAATCAGCACAGAGCAAGAGTGATGTCGTGGATTATGCCCTCAATAGTCGAATTGCCAAAGCAGAGGCCGCTTTGCAGGAACAAAGGCAGAGAGCTGAAGAAGAGGCACAAAATCCAACGGAAGAGGTTGCGCCAATCACAGATGAAGAGCAGGCACAGATAGAAGCTAGCCTTCCGTTCGCAAGACCTGAAGATGGAGTTGATATACCAGAAAACCCGATTAATGCTCTTTGGGCAGTTATAAGGGAAGTATCGCAGGATGGCGGTATGCCTGCAGTCAGAATGGTTGACACAGACCAGATGACCGACGGCGATTGGATAGACTTTGCATCTGAGGTATTTGATGGTGCATTTGTTAGCGAAGAGGATGTCAATACAGTTCGAAGCAATGCATTTGAAATGGGCATCGTATATAATGACGCAACAGACACGCTTATCGTATTCTCTGGTGCAGTTACACCAGAATCATTGAGAGAGAATCTTGAACAATTTAAACATGCATATAATGAAACAGAAGAATTATCCGATACCGACAATGAAGGACTTCGTGACGAAATGCAGGATGGAGAAAGCGCAGAGACTCCAGCAGCAGAAGGAACAAATGAGCCAGAAGGCCAAAGAAGTCCTGAATCAGTAGAAGACCCGTATCTCCAGCCTCGAAATGCAGAGGAGGAACAGATCATTGCCAATGTACTTGCGCAGTTGCAGCAAGAGATTGGTGATGCAGTAGAAGATGCCAATAAAGCGCGTACAGAACTTGAAAAGGCACGGGCAAAGGAAAGCGAGCGTGCAACAGACCTGTTTGCCAACGACGAGACCTTTGCAGAACCTGATGCCATCTTCTCACAAGAGGAAATGGGACTTGATACCTCTGCAGAGGGAGTAGAGCACAGAACCGCTGCACAGCGTGAGAAACTGCAGGAAGCCACCAACAAGCTTAACCGACTGCAATCCATTGAAGAGCGCAATAGTCGCATCCGTGGTGCCTTGGATAACTATCGCAGGCAGACTAAGATTGATACCGAAGAGCAGCCTAAGACGCAGAGCCGTGAAGATTATCTTGCAAGCCATCCTCTGACGGAAGAGCAGATTATGGCTGACACAGAAGCCAATGAGGACGAGAAGCTGAATGCCATCGACTTCCTCAATGGCGAGGATAGCGTTATCTCCCGTTTCTACTACGACCAGATTTATGAGAGAGCGCAGAAGGCGAAGCCAGCAGAGGCTTCTTCAAACGCTTCAATTTTAAATTGGCGAGAACAATATATAAAAGAGCATCCTCTTACGGTTGAAGAAATTGAGTCAAGCAATGTTCCAGAAGCAGATAAGATTCTCGCAAAGCAGTTTCTTGATCTATCAGAAGAATATATTAGTTCCCGTGCAAAAGGTTCATACACAAAAACATTTTATGAGGTAACATCATCTCGGTTGCGTGGTGAGAGTGACCCAATGGAGGCAATCGAGCGTGCAGCAGGAGATTTCCGCAGAGAGCAGCAGAAATCCAAAGACCAGAAGGACATTGACGATGCCTTGAAGGAGTTCAACGACTTCTTAGATAATGCCAAGGGATCCAATGTGCTTGACAAGTTCATGCGCAAGGGCTTGGAGGGTAACGACAAGGCGCAGGCCAGCTTGCTCGATGCCTTTACGCTTACAAACGATGCGCAGCGTATGTTCCTGAAAGACTTGCTCCGACTGGCTTCAAAGGTAGGCTATGCCTATATCAAGAGTGGCGTGCATGACGTGCAGGCATGGAGTAAGAAGATGTCTGAATCCATCGGTGCAAAACTGAGAGAGGTTCTTGGTTGGGATGATGCAATCATCGGTGAGTTTGTCAATGAGGTATGGAATCAGAAATACACCGTTGACGGACAGCGCATGAGGCTCAGCGAGCATGCTGAAAGGTTAAATAATACTAAGCCTGCCGACCAGACTGTGAACGATAACAAAAAGGAGGACAACGAGCCGGAAAAAGACTTATCTTTGCAGCAGAAACCAGCGAGTGAGCTGGAAGGCGACTCGGCAGAGTTTGCAGATAGGCAGTATAAGATTGAACAACTGAGCAAGAAGATACGCGCCAAGTTGCAGGGCATTATGAATTGGGGCGACCAGCCAAAGCCACTTAGTGTCTATAAGCAGATTGCAAAGGAACTTGGGATTGAGAACCTTTCAGATACAGACCTACAGGAGCTGATTGAGACAGAGGTTGTAAGCCTTGCCAGAGAGATAGCCAACAAGGAAGGATTGACGGACGAAAAGAAGTTTCAGAAGATAGTGAAGCTGTATGAAGGTCAGCCCAGCCTCAACGCAAGAGATAATGACCGCATCAACAAGCAGCAGTACTCTACGCCTGCACCGATGGCATTCCTGATGGGGCAGTTCCTGTCAGCAGGCAAGAAGGTAGAGAGCGGACTGGAGCCATCAGCAGGAAACGGAATGCTGACTATCAATCTGCCCAAGGAGAAGATGCACGTCAACGACATTGACGAAATGCGGCTCTCCAACCTTCAGAAGCAGGGATTCGGTGAAGTGACGAGCCAAGATGGATTGCAGTCGTTCGGCGAGAAGAAGTTTGATGTGGTAGTCACCAACCCGCCGTTTGGCAATGTCACCCCGAAGGTGTACGACGGCATCTATGAGATTTCTGGCTTGGAGCATCAGATGGCTCTCAATGCCCTGGAGTCGATGAAGGATGATGGCCGTGCCGCCATTATCATCGGAGGCAACACCGAGTACAATCAGAACGGCAGCATCAAGGGCAAAGACAGAGCCTTCTTGAACTACCTCTATGCACACTATAATGTGGTAGACGTGATCAACATGAACGGCCATGAGCTGTATTCACGTCAGGGAACAGGCTTCCCCGTGAGAATGATACTCATCAACGGACGCAAGGAGTTCAACCCAAGAAGCTTTGCGCCGACCATACAGAAGGCAAGAGCCGAGCGAGTTAACAGTTATGACGAATTATTTAAACGAGTAAACGATGACATATTATCTGACAGCAACAAACCCACTAGTGTTCACGACACAGAAAGCGGAAAGAGTGGAAGAGTGGATGATACCAGCAATGCTGGAGCTTCTACTGAAACGGGAGTACGAAACGTACAGCCCGCAGGAAGCCAAAAGCAACCTGCAGGACGTACTTCAAACGGATCAAGTGTTTCGGGAAGTAGTAACGCCACCAGAGGAACTGACACCACAAGCCAGCCAGCTGTGGATACAAGACCTACTGGAGTCGGAAGCAGGACAGAGGCTTCTCAACCAGGTAGGAGCACCACTGAGCAAGCAGGGGAAAAACGAAATGAACCTGGAGGAAATGACACTGAGCGACCTGCTGCCACAACTGACAATAGCCAGCGAGTGGGACAGCGAGGGGCCGAACCTGCACAGCAACCTGAGCAGCCCGCAGTCAAGCGAGGCTTAGGCACCGAGAAAGTACCCTACAGAAAGCAGAGCGGCAACCCCTTTACCCTTCAGTCGTTGATGCCCGCAGAGCAGGCCGACGTGGTAAAGAGTGCGCTCGAAGAGCTGGGCGATGTAGACCAGTTCCTTGTTGACGAGCTTGGTTATTCAAGTAAGGAAGAACTGCATCAGGCACTTGCAGCAGAGCAGATTGACTCCGTAGCACTTGCCATCCATCAGATGAACCAAGGTAATGCCTTTATCATCGGCGACCAGACTGGTATCGGTAAAGGCAGACAGGCAGCAGCCCTTATCCGCTATGGCGTGAAGAAGGGAGGCTTCCCCGTGTTCATTACCGTCAAGAAAGCATTGTTCTCTGATATGTACCGCGACCTCTGCGATATTGGCAGTCCCAAGTTGAGGCCGTTTATTTGGAGCGCAGACGATACCGAGCACTCAGGCAACGTGACCGACAAGAACGGCAACGTTATCTATCAGACCCCTAATGCAAAAGAGCAAAAGCGTGTAGTTGATTACATCAATAAAAATGGGAAACTCCCACCAGAGTACGACTATGTGCTGACCACATACGACTCGTTCAAGAGTGGTACGATGGACTACGATGACGGAAACAAAAAAGCACGAAACTTTGGTAAGAAGAAAGCAGGTCCAGTTCATATAAACGGGCAGGCTAAGCGCGATGCGTTAGAGACACTTGCTGGCAATAGCTATGTTATTATGGACGAGAGCCATAATGCAGGCGGTGAAGGCAGTAACGTAAGCAACTATCTGCAGTATATTACAACCAAGGCCAAGGGATTAACATTCCTTTCGGCCACCTTTGCCAAGCGTCCGGGCAACATGCCTATCTATTCGCTCAAGACCGCCATCAGTAAGGCTGGTGTAAAGGTGGGAGAACTGATTGATGCCGTAAAGCGTGGCGGTGCTACTTTCCAAGAGATTATGTCTAAGGCTCTTACCGAGGCAGGACAGATGATTCGCCGTGAGCGCGACATGACTGGTGTAACCATCGACTGGAAGGGTATTGAGGATGAGGACATCATTCAGAAGCAGCGCGAGCAGTATGATACCATTATCGGATTGTTCAACGACATCATTCAGTTCCAACGTACTTATGTTGACCCTATTGTGAATGGCTTGAACGATGCTGCAGCTGAGGAGCAGGGCGAAGTAGACCACACACCAGGAACCCGTGATATGGGTATTAACAACACCCCGTTTGCCTCACGTACATATAACATGGTGCAGCAAGTACTTCTTTCGCTAAAAGCCGAGGAAGCAGCCAAACGTGCCATTGAACACCTGAAGCTTGGCCGTAAACCAGTGATAACCGTGGCTAACACCAACGAGGGTGCAGCTGATGAGGTAGCGGGCGCAGACGGAGAGTCTATGGAGATGCCAGACCTGAGCGTGAACTTGAAGAAGGGATTGCAGGGTACGATGCGTATCACGAAGAAAGATGCCTTCGGCAATACCGTGAATGAGATGATACCTTTCGACAGACTCAGTGAGGAAGGCCAGAAACGTTATGCCGAAATCATGGATGCCATCGAGAATGCTTCAAGTGGTCTGAGTTTGTCACCGATTGACGTCATCAAGAATGAGTTGAAGAAAGCTGGCTATAAGGTGGGCGAGTTGACGGGGCGCAAAGCCGAATTTGTCTACAATGATGACGGAACCGTTAAGCGTGTAAAGCGTCAGGACACCGACAAGAAGAAGATTGCAGCAGACTTCAATAACGGCAAGCTTGATGCATTGATACTCAACCGTAGTGCAGGAACTGGCATCTCACTCCATGCATCATCTACGTTCAAGGATCAGCGCCAGCGAATCATGATTGTGGCGCAGGCGCAAGGTGACGTGAACGATGAGGTTCAGATTCGTGGACGTATCGACAGAACCGGACAGGTGCTGAGAGGTATGTACGAATATGTAGTCTCTCAGATTCCATCAGAGCAGCGCTTGTTGATGATGTTGAAAGCAAAACTCCGCTCGCTAGATGCTAATACCACATCCTCGCAGAAGTCGAAGTTTAACGAGATGCAGGTGCAGGACATTATTAATAAGTATGGTGACGACATCGTTATCCAGTATCTTTCAGAGCACGTTGACTTGGCAATGAAGATGTGTGACCCGCTGAAATGGGGAGAGGGAGCAGAGACACTTCCTGCAGAAACGCTCGTTAGTCAGGCGCAGAAAGCACAAGGTGATGGAGCAACCGCAAGCAAGGTTCTTGGCCGTATGGCACTATTGACCGTTAAAGAGCAGGAGAAGATGCTGAAAGAAATCGGCGACCTATACCAAGCCGAGATAGACCGTCTGAACGAGATGGGCGAGAACGACTTGGAGATTACAGAAATGCCACTCCGTGCCAAGACCTTAAAGAAGGACGTATGGGAAGCAGGTGTAGAGCCAGGAGGCAAGAATCCATTTGCCGACAATTCATACGTTGAGGAAGTGGAGATGGATGTACTTCGCAAGCCGATGAAGGCAGAAGAGGTGAAGAAGTCTCAGACTAGACTCCTTGGAGGTAAGACATGGGATGAATACAAGCAGGGTGTACTTGATAAGGTAGATAAGTGGGCTGAGAAAAAGAAAGCCGAGGCTACACAGACAATTTCCGAGAGAGCCGAAAAGAAAGCCGAGGCCGAGAAAGAAAAGTATGCAAAGGGTGCTAAGAAAGCTCAGGAGAAGAATGGCATGACAGATGCTGAGATAGAGAAGAACTCTCAGTATCAGTATGACACCTTCTATAAGCAAGAGATGGAGAAACTGCAGAATGCTCTTGAAGCTGTTGATAAACAGAAGCAAGCATTCGTAGATGCACTTGAAACTTTCTCTACCGATGGTGTGTATGCATTGCCTACTGACATCTACGACCTTTCACAGTTGACCTTTGAACCAAGTTTTGGTAAGGTGATAGACATCAATATAAAGGAAGATAACTATTCTACCACTGCTAGTACAATTACGTTTGCTACGCTCGACGGGCGCAGAAAGATTACCATTCCTATTAGCGGCATGGTTAAGCAGAATAATGGAGAGAAGCGTGACATCAAGCCTATCATTGTTCAGCAGACAGCACAGACTAGAAACGGAATGTTTGGCTCTAACCTTGCCAACATGCAAAAGGTATTGGAGCAGAACGTAGATAACTGGGATAAACTTACTTCAACGGCAACCAGAAAGAAAGGACACATTATCACGGGTAATCTGCTGAAAGCACTTACCTCACTCCGTAGTCAAGGAAAAGGCGGTAAACTGATTTCATATACTACAGATACGGGCGAGATCCGTCAAGGTATCCTGATGTCAGATCAGTTCGACCCGAAGGCGCTGACGAGCAAGAATCCTATATCTTCTGCTAAGAATGACCTAGACGATTTTGAAAAGGACAACAAGATTGTTTCTGCCGATGGTGACGTAACAGTCAAACGAGGTAGATACGATTGGCGCAATGATGCGTATGGATATACGCTTCAAGTTCCTAAATCAAAGAAAAAAGGTGAGAAGTATTTTAATGACGAAACGCTCCTTAGCTTCGTTGATGGTCAGTTTGAGGGAAGCACAAAGATGAGCGCAGACTTCCCTGCAAGGAACCTCGATGCCATCTTAAAGCGTCTCGACGAGCTAGGCGTGACCGTTGAGAGTGCCAAGGAAGACAGCGACGCTCCCAAGCGCATGATAACAACCTCTGATCCGATAGAAGCTATCAATCAAGCAGCAGAGAGTTGGCGGCAGTCTAATGGCAAAACTCCCACCAATAGCAAATTGCAGGAAATATCTGATATGGTGAATAGCCTTGCAAGCCGTGAGGATTTGAAGGGTAGCGCACCGACATATACTATCAATAGCCCACAAGACCTTGAAGCTCTCAAAGATAAGGTCAGCAGACGTGTGTATAGAGAGATAGAGAGGCTTTACAGCGACCCAGACAACGGAGCGGCTTACATACCAAGAGCGGGTATAGTAGTCGTATTCGGAGAACATCTGGAGGATGCAAAGGAGGCAGAGGCTGCATGGTGGCATGAGCAGACGCATAGCTTCTGGCAGAAAATGCCCGAAGATGTACGCCGTAAGTTTGGAGAGGCTTGCTATGAATGGTTGAGGGTAAACCGTCCTGATATATTCAATCATATCACAAAGCCTGGCAACTACGAGAGATACGACTGGTTCAATGAATCATGTGCATTCCTAATAGGTAACGTAGCCATTGATAGCTATGGAACTGAAAAGTTTTTGAATGGAAACTTTGTTGGTAATCCAGAAATTTGTAACTTTGCAAACGAACTAAGAAATCATATTAAAAATGGCAGACAAGAAAGTACAAACGCAGGAAACAATCAACTTCGACGAATTGGCGAAGGAGAACAGACATCAGCAACCGAGGTTCGTGGAAGTAGTCAACAGGGACAAGGACGGGGAGATAACGTCATACGCCCTGAAGAGGAATCCGAACTACCGGAAGACCCCATCCAAGCAATAGAGCAATCCGCTAAACGCTGGATCAAGTTCCGTAAAGAACAGAAGGAAGGTGTCAAGGAGATAGACAAGAATTCCGCAAAGGCGGTATATCATGACCGTATCAACAGGGCGAGCACGATGATGCAAGAGGCCGCTCAGGATGATATGGTAACCTTTAAGCATGGTCAGAATGCCATTGCCAAAGATAAGGATATACCCGATTCGCAGAATGCCTACCAAGCAATGAATCTTTCGTATGGTAGGATTTACAATCAGCAAGAGCAATTCACGGACATCTACAAGCGACCATTAGAGGAAACCGTTTATGAGGTGTGCCGAAAAATGGGCTGGCAGACTGGCGATGTTGACCGATACCTATTCACCAAGCATGGATTTGAGCGCAATCGTGAGTTGTTCGTAAGAGACTGGCTAAAGGGTCAGCGAAGAAAGAATGTCACTTATGACGATCTGGACGATGAACAGCAAGAAGCCTACGACAAGATTGCCGAACGGCTTGAAGAGCAGTTCGAGGATGGTGACATCACCGAAGAACAGAAGAACAAGAAACTCGATCAGGCTCTGGATAAGCTATGGCAGGAGCAGCTTGACAAGTTGGAGAACAGTTATGTAGAAGCCAAGGAGCAAGCCTACCAAGACTTGATGGAAGGCAAGAAAACCTTCCCCGAATATCTGGATGCCATCGATAATTTCATTCACGACAATATAGATGAAGAGTTTGATGCCGAAGAACACGACGCATCAGGTTTCACAGAAATGTTCGGTGAGGATTTCAAGGAGAAGGATATCCTTGATAAACTTATGAATGACGAGCAGAAGATGGGCAAGGAACTCATGGATAAGATGTGGAGCAAGATAAACCTCTGCTCTCAGCTTGGCCTTGACAAGTATCGTGAGTCGGGCATGATAAGCGACTCGACCTACAAACGTGTCACGAATATGTTCCACTTCTACGTTCCGATGAGAGGCTATTCTAATGACACATCATCTGAAGACCATTGGCAATATATGACCGTCAAAGACGGAGCAAGCAGATTAGGTGGTCTGCTGAAAAATGCCGCTGGCCGTAAGAGCGAGGCAGGATATCCGCTCGCTACGCTGTTTGCCATGACCTATAAAGCAATTTCGGACGGAGAGCAGAACATGGTAAAGCAGAAGTTCTACCGTCTCTGCCAGGCCAATCCAAATGACCTTGTGGAAATAAACGACACTTGGGCAGTTCTTGACCCGACTACCGATGAATGGGTAACAGACTATCCACAGATTAATGAGGATATGAAGCCGCAGGAGGTTGAGGCTAGGACGAAAGAGTTCTATGAACGCATGAACAAATTAGAACTTGAAGGCAAGGCCAAGAAGGTTAAGAGTGATGCCAAATTCGATTACAAGGTGGATAAGGAGCATAAACGAGAACACATCGTTGAGGTGATGATGAACGGCAACCGCAAGACTATGGTCGTGATGGGCAATCCGAGAATGGCTCAGGCGCTTAACGGTCAGCTCAGATACAAGCATGGCGATGGCCCACTTGATTCTTTCATTGCCGATGCAAAGTATTATATGCAGTCTGTAAGTACATCCTATAACGTTACATTCTTGGGGCGAAACATGGCTCGCGACTGGACTCACTTCGGCGCTATTCTCATGGCCCGTGAAGGTGGAAACTACGAAAAGGCAGCACAAGGCTATTACTTTGAACAGCTTCCAAAGATGATATCACTCTTCAAGAAGTATCGTGAGGGTAAGCTTGACATGAGGAACGAAATGGAACGTGACTTCAAGGACTTCATGGATAGTGGAGGTATCACGGGATTCGTTCACATGAAAAAGGTAGAAGAGCTGCAGAGGGATATCCAGAAGATGATAAGCACGCCAGGCAAAGTCAAGAAGGTGGGCAGCGCTTTCTGGGATAAGACGCTTGGCGCACTTGAAGCAGCCAACGAAGCAATAGAGAACAATGCCCGCTTTGCCACCTATAGGGCATCAAGACATGTGGCAGGCCGCACGAAGGCACGTTCTGCCTACGATGCAAAGGAAGTGACGGTAAACTTCAACAAGCGTGGCGCAGGAAAGAATACGGCTGGATTCAAGACCGAACAGAAATGGGTGGCACGTACTGCGAAGTTAGCAGGAAACGTATCACAGATTCTTTTGGCTAATAAGATGTTTTTCAATGCCACCGTACAAGGCATTTGCAACATCTTCCGCAACATCAGGAATTCAGACGGCAGCATCAACAAGTCGTATGTCGGTAAACTCGTAGGTTACTACGCAATACCACCATTTGCATTAGGTATGCTGATGCCTGTTATCAACGACTTGCTTTACGGTCTTGCTGGAGGCGGTGATGACGATGATCCATACGCAAACCTCCCTGAATGGGTGCGCAGAAAGAACCTATGTATCTATACTGGGTGGGCAACTGGTAAGAAGAATGACTTCTTGGTGATACCGATGGGTCAGGAACTTGCAGCCTTCTATACACTTGGAGACATGATAGCAGGAAACACGCTCTATCCCAACTTGAAGCCAGTAGACAAAGACTTCATGGACGAGATGATAGGATTCTTCAATGTGTTCTCACCTGTAGACTTTGAGACAAAGGTTACATCAAACTACGACCCAGTGCATGAAGTGGTAGGAAGAGTCTGCTCGCCTCTGGCTCCATTAGTAGCCGTAGGAGAAAACCTTTCTTGGACGGGTAGACAGATTTTCCGTCAGGACAAATACAACGGTGACGAATACACACCAGAGTATCAAATGACATACGGTAATACCAACTCTGCCTATATATCTCTTTCAAAGTGGTTGAACGATGTCAGCGGTGGCGATGATGTTCATGCAGGATGGGCTCAAATAAACCCAGGCGCAATGCAGTACATCTTCGAACAGTATGCAGGAGGCCCTGGCAAGTTCTTTATGAATACAGGCTCCGCCATAAGAGATGCATACAACGTAATCTTCACGGACGAAGAACCTGACTTTAATATCCGTAAGATAGAGTTTGCAAGAGCGTTCTGGCAGCAGGGCGACGAGCGTACCGAGATTTACCGCACAAAGGCAAAGTATCATAAGTACCAGCAAGAAGCTAACAAGTTTGCCCACGACTTCAAAGGATACATGAGAGACGCTGACACCAACCCAGACCACTATATGAAGGCTATGGAGATGGCAAGTACCAATGATGCTGTCCGTATGGAGTTTGTGAAGAGAGCAGATAAGGTACTCAAGCAAATTAATACAGCAGCCAACCAATCTACTGGAAGAGACCGCAAGAATCTTCGTGCGCTCTATAACAGTCAGATGCAATTGGTCGTTGAAGAGCTTGACAAGATAGGCCAAATTGAGTAGAAAAGTAATCCTTAAATAATCCTAAGATTTCGGGGCAGTTGATACAACTTGTCCCGATTTTCTTTACCTTTGCATCTGCATTCTGGTGCTATCATATATACGAGGGCAGCAGCTCTCTATAGATTAGTATTTGTAGTGGGGAGGCTGAGGTCTCCCCTTTTTGTATGGTTAAAATAAAAGCAGCCTACATTCTCATGCAGACTGCCCTCACTAAACAAATACTTAAATAACTAACTAACCTAAAACAATATTACTTTATGAAAAAACCTGTTGTCTTTTTGTACCTACTTATTACAAGAAGTATTTATAAAGTTGCCTTATGGTACAACTTACTGCCATCAGCACCTATAAAGTAGTATGACATATCAGCAGGCTCATCAGAAACTTTGAATGCTGCGTTATTGTAGGCATAAGGGAAGCTTCCAACAGAAAGCCTGTTATAAAGCCTTGCCACATTATCCCTTATAGTCATAAACTCAACACCTGTTGAATGAATATACAAGAGGAATCTCCAGAACTGGAACAATCTTGTGCCATAGCACGGCATCCAACAAGTAGTGGAATACTGAACAAAGTCACCGTTCTCATCCATCACCTTAACACCTGCTTCGTCAACAATACTTCCATCATCTTGCATGGTGAAAGAACCCCATCTATCAAGACCTGTATTAGGATGTGGTGGAAGGAAATCATCAGGAAAGTCTTGTGGCTTTCTGACAGGAAGAATCCAAGACTCAGGATAAGTACCACCGCTGACAGTATCAACCTTTGCAGCAGTAGGAACATCTGCATCATCAGGAACCCTATTCTCCCAGCAATATCTGTAGATGTGGAAAGCGTTTATAAAAGCCTTTGTCCCACGTCTTACAAGCTCATCAAACTTGTCTTTCCATGTATTGTATTCAGTATTACTTGCAACTACAATCCTTGAATCCTCCCCTAAGTCATAGCCACCTATACGAGCAATATTTGATACAAGAGGCATTTTTACAATACCGTTTTTGTAAGTGAAGTCTATGTCTGAACGAGTTGCACTGAATACAGACTGCTTATGTGTTGTTAAAGCATATTTTCTCAATTTATAAGAATTGGAATCACTTGCAGCTACATAAGTTTCTACGGAAGTATCAAGAACCTCACTTATTCTCTTTTGTGCAACCCTTGTCTGATAGTCATAAGGATATGTAGGATTAAGGGAGATATAGGTGCCAGATGTATTCCACAACTTAGGCTTAATATACTGATAAGGAACAATCAGCCAGTCAGAAGCGTCAGTACTATAAGTACCAGCAGCCTTTGTGTAGTAATAATTGGCTTTCCTATCTCTGATATAAATATGAGTTGTTCCATTACTCTTAACACCCTCTCCGACAGGATTGATGGTATGATTACTTACAGCAGTCATAGCATCAGCAAAAGTATCAAAAGCATAAGCAGCAGTAAACCTTGCTGTCATTGAGTGGTTCATTGCCTCCCAACCCTTTGCGACACACAAAGCCCTCATAGCCTTGCCTGCATTGTTAATCATTCCTGACTCCACATCATCTACGACTCTTTGGTACTCTACAGCCTCACAAGAAGGAATCTGACCAGCAGTCTCACATACAGGATAGAGACGAGAGAAGAAGCCGCCTTGACTGACAACGCTATTTGGAGTATGCTGAATATACCCTTCAAGAGCATCATCGCTGCTAACAGAAGCAACAACAGGAGGATTATAGTCAATAACACTCGCATTCTCAAAATCAGCGTTATTACCAAATACCATATCTTCAATCTTCTTCTCCTGAGCCTCAGAAAGAGTTCCTTTTCTCATTTCCGCGATAGCTTCATCAAAGGCATCTATATCAATATTCCTGCCATATCTTTTCCTGTATATCTTTGCAAGAGGAATGAAATTCGCTGGAGTAAATGACCAAGATGTATTTCTTGTATATACAATGGCATAGGATGCGCCTGCTGGAGCAACAAGCGTTTCATGTATAATACCTCTACTTACAAGATTAGTTCCTTGCAACAGTATGTTATTGTTATCGTCATATATTACAGCAATTACGTCATTAAGATTAGAAAATGCTCTGTATTCCAGAACCTCTCCTTCAGATATATTTATCTGCCCTGTATTATTATTATAAGTAGATGACGGAGTTGTATATGAACCCTGAGTGTCAAAGTTCCCTTCTGTAAAACCTCTCTTTTCTACATATCTGTAATTCACTTTGATATAGCATGGAACACCATTCACAGATGTATTATAACTGTAGAAACTATTATTTTCTGTAGGCATACATACTGCGATATACTCAGCGTTCTGCGGGACATTAATCGTTAAGACAGCATAAGGCACTGTATCGTGGTTAGCTACTCCGCTGATAAAATTCTTGTCCTTATCATAAAATCCAAGACCGTTATTGTTAGAGGTGACACTATTGAAAAACAGTGCAACCTCAAGACTCGCAGCACCTTTGATGTTTAAGAACGGTGTGGCAATATAATTGTTGCTACCTGTAATTGCCCCTGACGTAGAGTTGATATAATAATGCTCATTGAACGTTTCCTCACCATACAATTCATACTCATTAGTGCTCTCCCGTTTTGTATTCTTTCTACTGATTTTAAAAACTTCATTAGCAACAGAGTAGAGACTAATACCACTTAATACATCAGCATATCCAACAGTAGAGCCGTAATTAGAGCAAATCCTAATGTACTTGGCATTAGCAGGAATGTTATCTTTCTGAATAGTGAAACTCTTTCTACCAGTTGTCGGGTCACTAAGGTCATCCAGATAGCCAGAAATAGCAATACCATTCTCGTCATAAAAATAAAGTGGCACAATAGCATTATCTTTGTTATACCAGCCATTCTTAACTTTAATATCCTCACTTTTGTCTATGAGTAAAAGACCACTTGTGAATATAGTATCAGAATTATAATTTCCAAGAAGGCCGTTACTTCTAATGATGACTCTGTTAATCCATGTTATACCACCTTTGTCAGCTTTATTGTCTTGTATGACAGGGATAATACCGTTCTCAATCAGAAAAGCATGGATGGAAGGATTCTCGTCAAGTGAGGTTGCAATGTCATTATTGATGGTAGCCTGAATATCAATAGTGTCATCCTCCGTCATATTCAGGGTAATATAACCCTTCATACCTTCTGGCATATTGAGAGCATTCACATTATGATTAAGTTGTGCAATTGTTGTGTTGCTCAAAGTCTCTCCATACTCATCTTTGATAAATATACGTACACCCGTACCACTGACATATCTCAACTGTTGGAAACTATAGTGTTTTGTTGTATCAATGCCTTCAAAATACAGTTCACTCACCTTACCATTAGTACCATACACACTCTGTATATGCTTGCCTTTTTCAAGCAGAGTGTTGACAATAAGATTGTACACAAGCGTCATATCATGCTGAGTATAATGACTAGGTGAAATACCCACTTCTTGCAATAACTCAAACTTATCAAGTTGAGAAACTGCATTGATAATATCAGCACCATAATAACGGCCGATACCTGTCATTACAGAGGCAAGCCTGTAATCAGTTTTAGGATGAATGTAGATAATAATACGAGGATTACTGCACTCACTATTGATAAGTCTGATAAGATTATCATAGGCATCACAGAACTCATAGAGGTTAAGTTCCTCGGTTGGCTTCGTGGGGTCAAAAGTGCCAACTTGCATCTGTCCTTCTTCATCACCGATAGGAGGCTCATTCTGACCACCGCCAAGAAGCACGACATCAGGACTACCAAGACCACCGTTTGCAACTCTCTTTCTGAAACAATTCTGATGATAGTATTCATTATCCGTAACACCAGAACTGCCAACACTAATATTCTCTTCTAAAACAGCACCACAGGTTTTAATCAGCATGCCCCAATAGGTGTTATCCATATCACCGACTATATTGCTTCCAGGATAATATCTTAAACTTCTTCCAACAGACACTCCTTCAAAGCATTCATTGGATGCACCGCATACAGACACTTTCTTGCCTGCAAGACCCAACAGATTATTGGTGTCTTCAAACACAACACATGACTTGAATGTCTTGATAATATCATTAAGGTCACTTTCTGAAATAGTATCTGTCGCAACATCCTTGGAAACTGTCAGGCGATATACATAACCATCATCAGAAGTACCAAAGTATTTAGTAAGATTGCTTCTGACACCAGATAAATCAATAAATGTAGTAGTACCATCAGGATTCTGTTGATACTTGCATATCATTTGAATCTTATATCCCTCATTCAATTCTAAAATAAACGGTGATTTGATAAATGCCGTCCTTGCTCTTGTATTTACAACAACCTCAGCACCTGTTTCTGAATTAAGACTACCTACCTTAAATCTGACTATATTATTAATGTAGTTCAGGTTATCTACAATATCGTCTATACCCTGCCAATCGCTAACAGTAGTTGACCATGTATCTTTTGTCAACCTATACTGCACATACTTATTGTCATAACTACATACATATTTAACTGACATTCCACCCTTCTGAAGTGACTGAGGAATATTAGCACCGCCATTAAGAGCTGCAGCAAGATCGGCATACTTAGTATCAGCATGATTTGCTGAAATATCGTAAACCTCTCCTACCTGTGATTTCGTACTAAGCTTTATATAAGCACTGCCATTCCAAGCATACTCGCTAAATACAGAATCATTATATTGCGTTCCATCCCAGTTACCAACACGGTAAGTAGTATCAGCCTCGCCAGTAGCAGGTAGCACATCTGTAACAGCAGTAGTCTGAGAATTTGCTGTAACGTTTACATACTGCTGATTCGGAGTAGTAATTAAGTTATTAAGCTCAGATTTGCTGTAAGTTTGTTCCTTTGTATATCTATCATCAAGTGCAGCATCAGTTTCAGTGTTTATCTGACTCTGCTTCATGCCCTTGTTTTCGTCAAGTATCTCACCAGCTACAGTAGTAACTTCTTCCTGACTTGTAGAATGTATTCTACCTGCTATTTCAAATATATCTGCCATATCTTCTATTCTTTAAGCGTTAGCAATAGTGAATTTATATGTGTATGTACCAGCACCTCTTGGCTCATCATTCTTATAAGCCTTATAGCCGGTCCTTGTAGATTCAATCTGAGTGAATGCAAGGCTTGTCTCATAAGTGCTTACAAGTTTAATACTTGTAAGGTTGAAATTGTCGGGTACCTCAATAAACAGATAGTCACCATCAGCAGTGGAAATCTGCTTGTTGAATGTTCCTGCTGCATGCGGGCTGGTCTCTTCAACCATTGTAGTATCACCATAAGTAGCACCAGCACCTGTGTATATCTTATCCACAGCCTGTACATTGACAAAACCGCTTGTGGGGTATCTCTTTGCAATACCGCTTATCACGAACTCCGCATAATACTGGGAATTGCCTCTTGCTGCTGGTGTAATAGCATCTGTATATGACTTGCTTGTGCCACTTCCTGTAGCAATAGGAGAGGCGACGCCATTCTTGAATATCTTGATACTTGAAGCCTGAGCATTGGTAGTAGCATTCAAAGTAATATTGCGATGTACTCCTACGAATACTGTAGTCGGGCTTGCAGTAAGATTAACTGTTGCGCCACCAGATACTATCTGGTCTATCTGCTGCTGTAGTGAAATGAAGTTGTTTCCATCCTTATGCACATTGCCTAAAGCCTCTGATAGCATCTTCTGGGTAAGGCCAATCAAAGTGCTGTTTCCCCACTCATTACTGAGGGCTACGCCACCTTCTTCTCTCGAAGCAATAATGTTTTGAAGGTCAGCGTCAAGCTTTAGCCAACTAATAGTAAGATCATGAATTTTCTCATTGGTCACGGCCCCGTCTGCCAGTTTCTCTGTAGTCACCGCCAAATCAGCAATCTTTCCCGTAGTAACAGCGAGTTCAGCGATTTTCTCGGTGACAACCGCAAGGTCGTGAATCTTCTCTGTGGTAATAGCCTGCTCAGCAACCTTCTCGGTGGTTACTGCTAGTTCGGCAAGCTTTGATGTTACTACGGCAAGTTCTGCTATCTTCGGGGTAGTTACCGATAAGTTGGCCAACTTCTCTGTAGTCACGGCAAGGTCGGCAATAAGCTCGGTTATGATGGCCTTTAGCGCAATCTTCTGTGAGGTTATCGCCCTATCCCTTATGTCATCAGTTTCCCAAAGGGCAACCTCATGACCTAAGTGTAAATCTTCTCTAAATGTAGGCATAAATAAAACGTTTTATTGCACGCAAATATATCATATTGGTCTATTGGTTATTCCGATTCCGAAATCCTGCGGCGGCCGATAATCGGAAACGGACTATAATCATTACCAATCTTTGTTAGTCTTTAATAGTGTAAAGTCGTGAAATGCTCATAAACGGAACATTTTCCGTAATTTTGCATCATGGGCAAAGTGAATTACGACATATCGAAGCAGATGCAGCAAGACCTCATAGCCGCTTACAAGCGCGTATGCGGCAATTGCTGGTCGCAACATCAGGCCTACGAGCGCATGGTCAATGAACCAGCCCCACGCTACTACATCTCGCCCCGGCAAGCCAGTCAGAACATTGCATTGATGGTGAAGGGTGATTTTAGCAGGGTGGATATGATGCTTCCCCTGAGACGGGAAATGTACTACTCTCTGTTCAAGGTGGTGCAGGAGTTGTCGGAGAAGCGTGAGTTTATAGGCAAGAGCCTAAGCTACATCATGAAGTTTGCAGTGATACAGCCTGCGCCCAAGTTCTTTATCAGTCCGATAAGAGGGAGCATCATCAGGGGTTTTATCAAGAATGGCGTGTTCGATGAAAACGGAAAGGTGATAGATGCTAAGCTGCCATCATACGTTAACACCCGTGAGAAAAATCGCAAAAAGAGTAAGGAGAGAAAGAAATGGATGTTGGAAAAGATGTCAGAAGGAACCGAGGTTCGAGAGCAGTAGCCAAGTTGTCGGACACTGTTCAGGGGATGATGGCCAATTGGACGGAAGAGAACTTTTCATTGTTTAGCGAGACGATGGAATTGATACGCGAGAATGCGCCCGTTCAGTGGGCAAAGCTATACCTGGAGTCGGTAAAGATGGGTATCGTGAAGCAGAGCGAGATCAACATCAACATCAGCAGACAGAAAGACCGTGACGACCTGCAGGCATTGGTAAGAAGCAGAATACCTTTGCAAGACAAGGGAGCCTACACGCCATATGAGGAAGTGAAGCCGGAACCTTTACCATTGAAGAGAGAAGAGGAAGATTAGTTTCTTCCTCTTCTTTTATGTATTTTCCCCACCCGGTTCAGAGGGAGCGTCTTCAAGCGTCACGGTTGGCATTTCCAATATTCTCGTTTGAACGGGAGACGCGCCAAACTCCGTAGAACCTTTGATTGAAACACCTTCCTTTAGATACTGTCCGATGTTATAGAGCAGCTTTTCGGTGTTACTCTGTAAGTCGCCTGAATTCACATCAACAGCAGTGCTTTGTGTAGTGCTCTCGCCATCGCGTGAGTCAGCTGCGGCAATCATCATGGCCTGTGCCCAACGGTATGCAGCACGGCTATACATCAAGCACTTGGCATCGTCGAATGATTCCGGATGGTCTGTGTGGATAAGTATGGCATTCAGTACTTGTACGGCAAACTGGTCTCGTGGTTCGATGTTAGCCAAAACAGCTACATCGTTAAATCCTTCGCCCGATGACCCGGAGGAACGTGTCAGACTTCGGCCAACGGCTCCATAGTCACCCATTTCGGCTGTGACCATTTGGAGGGTTTGACCTATATATGCTGATGTCGGTTGCGACGTTTCTATAACACCATTTTTATTCACACCAAGTACCACACCACCAATTACCACCTTGTAATTGGGTACTTTATTCATGTTGCGCTCAAACACGCCAGTCTTTGAAAGGTCGTATTCATTTGTCTGACGAAATCCTACAAGAGTCCCCGAAAGCGCATCCTGCAAATTGAAAGTTGTCCAATTGTATGTCATAATCCTATCTGAGTTTATTTGTTCTACGTTCCTGAGTGATAAGCACGGAGCCTCCGAATCTGTCTGTGGCCTTCATGTCAGACAGGTCGTATCGGAAGCGGTAGTATTTCCAAGGCATGCCTCTCAGCGAATGGAGTTCCACCCAATCGTTGAGGTTGTTGCTGGCAAAGATGCGGAGCGTCATTGAACCTTCCATATAGCTGATATTCCTAATCTGCATGATGCTCTTCAAGGCAAGTCCGTTTTCCAGCTTCATAGGACGGGTAATCATAAGCCCCAAGTAATCATCATTTTCATCCAGATTGATATTTGTTCTTCCCGTCAATGAAAGCAAAGTTCCTCCCGTCTGCAGAAGGAAGTCTGGATAGTCGTTTACTATATTTGTAATGCTGGTATCGAACTTGTATTTTCCAAATGTCCCCGTCTTAATGGAATAGACATAACAGTAGTTGCTATTGAACAAACGGTTTTTGTTGAATATCCACAATAACGAATCCCTATAGTCGTATGCGATAAAGCAATCTTCCATGTAGTTGCGGAAGTTGCCCATCCCTACTTCTCCCGAAAACAGCGACTCCTTTCCGTTAAGTTGTTCGCTGACACACTTCACTCCACCGTCCCATGCTATCATCAGCCCTTTTTCGGATGAGAAGAACACGGCTCCGTCGGTCTGCGTGATGGACTTTGGATTGTTGCACACCTCACGGCTGAACGGGTGGATGCTTTGATAGAGACCTGTGCCATCTACCTTCATACCCCAGATGCCGTTATCGGTGAACACAATGAGGTCTGTACCTCCGAACTGGTCTTGTGATAATGCCATTGTGGTAGTTGACATGCCGATGATCTCTCCAACCCCCACTCTGTTATATCCTTCTGCCTGAAACACCCAAGGATTGTTTACCTCTGACGTTATGATGTAGTTTGGCAGTTTCTCAGGTGCTGGAGATGAAGGAGATGAATAAGATTCTGGGGCTACGGGTGTTCCCGTAGGTTCATCTTTAACTCGATAGCCTGGCAGTCCTGCTATATAGAATGCTCCGTTCAACCCTGAATGCGTCTCCAAATCCGCATCTAGGATTTTTTTTTCGGTGGTCGTATTGTATATAACGACATGTTTTGCTCTTGAATCAGGGTAATAAAAATAAACCCCTTGGACTGTTATGCCATGATTTGTACTTTGCGAAAGATTGTGCCATACATGCACATTGCCCGTGTCAGTCTGTATCGTGACGTCAAATGTGTATTGATAGTTATCACCGTTTGACTTATCAAAGGCTATGAAAAACTCAAATCCCTCAAAAAATGAACGAGCAACATTGGCAAGATTAAGTCTTGAATTGTAGGCGTAGATAAAACTTGGGTATAGCTTGCTACGAGAGAAATAATCATCGTTAGGAAGAATTTCCTGCGTCGTAAGATTGTCAAGCACATTAAGCGGAATCCTAGATGTAAGGTCTCCATAATCATTACCAGCCTGCTTCAAGCCCAAACTACATATCTTATAGAATACAGAAGCCGACTTGATATCGTTCAAGATATCATCCTCACTCTTTTCTTTTAGTACAGACACGGTGTACGGTGAAGTTCCACCAGTGTAAACTGCGCTAAAATTTTTATCACGGTATAAGCTAAGATTATTCAGTGATATAAGCTCTCGATATATGCCATCAACGGCCATAATTGGTTGATCTTCGGTATCGGTAATGGATGTGATATGTCCGCAAGGTTGGTCACAAACAGTGTCGTATAGTTCTATGCCATCGCTTATGAACACCACCACATCTTTCACAATATCACTGAACTCCGCAAGTTGAGTACCCTCCAAAAAAGTCATCTGATAAAACAGCTTCTTATAGCATGTGAAAACTGAAAGATTGTTATCTTCAAAATCCCAATACGCATAAGAGTTGCGCTTGCAGCTTGGCATTAGAAGTACGGGGTTGGATATATAAGTGTATGTGCCATCGTACATTTCAAGTGCATACCGCACAAAGAAAGGATTGCAAAAACACTTCTTATGAGCAATCTGCTTTTTATTTTTAGCATAAAGACCAACAACGAGATCGTTATAAACATCTGACGAATCTATCTTTGGGTGGTAGTTTTCATTTGACAATATCTCATACGACGATCCCGTACTCGATACGAATTTTTCAATTTCCCACAAACCGAACCGCTGTGTATATTTCCAGTTGTTGTATTCCGTCGGAGTTAAGACCTTATCATCGCCATATAGCCAAAATCTTATATATGGTTCCGGAATGTGGTCGCCCAAATATTTGTATGATGGCGGATTTTGCCCGTTGCCTGGTTGCCATAGGAAATAATGCATGCCACTTGCACTTGTAACAATCAGAGTCTTGCCAATAGAAGTTATTTTAGTATTTGCGGCGCTATATACTTCATTTCCGAGATTATTAAGAGTTGAATATGCTCCTGAAGAAACTGTGCCGTAAACAATACTCTGTCCTTCTCCAGCCGTACAGATATATCTATCAGGCTCGTTGCCAAACTTATGAATATACAGAACTATATTGGGAGTCCCCGTAATCTTCACCACTGGCTTTTGTATCACCCGATGCTCTCCATCGTCATAAATCATACCGACGGACTCTTCAAGCGCATTGTCTGAGCATAGGATATCGGAAGGGACATTGGTGATTCCCTTGTCGAATGTGAGCTGTTGTTGTTTCTCGTTCATAGCTTATTTGTATTTAATTGAACCGAAGATATTCATTAGAAAGTGGACTCGATGGGGAGAGTGTGGTCGCGCTGACGTGGACGCTCGTTGTTCCATGATGGGCGGTAGATGTCGTTATTGTAGCAGACATAGAGGCCGATAGCGGTTGACATGAGTACGTCATCATGGCGGTTTGAGCCAGGCTGGTTGCCCATCTTTCCCGTATCTGGGTCACGCTCGTACCAGCCTAATTCCGCATACATCTGCTCGTCGGGCTCTTCCCAAAGCTTATCATCCACGCAGGCAATGAGGTTGTCGATGATCCACTGTTTGGTTTTGACATTGGTCTGAAATCCGTAGATAGGTTCGATACCTTCCTGCACGGATTCGGGCGTCTTGTTGCGCTGATAGAGATTAGGATAGAACTTTGCTATCTCATTGATGATGGTTCCAAAGTGGTCGCCTTCGGTATTGGTATCTTTCTCTCTGTCGGCGGTATTGGATTCGATAATCAGCAAGGCATCGTCGTAGAAGTGTGCCAAGGCAGCAGCCTTCCATGCGAGAATGTCGTGACGGACATGGCCTCTCCACCTGGCTACGACACGCGGGCGTCCTTTGACCTCACGGCACAATCCCATCTGGTCGATAACAGTCATAACGGTATAGTCGGCCTTGTCGGAAGCGCCGCCTATATCCACTGACACCACGTAACGGTTCTTGACCTTGAAGATCCGATTGTTTGGTGCTGCCCACACCTTCAATTCGCCTTGGTTATCTTCACGCTGACGGATGGTAGCCTCACGATAGACGGAGCGTGAGCGTTGCTCAAACGGCTTCAAGATAATGTCGGCGTAATAGAGCGGTTTCTTTGGTGCATCGCAATCCTCCTTAAGTTCATCAATGGCATAGGGATCGAAGACTGCGTTACCCGAATTACGGAAAGCCTCAACGGGGTCGATAGGAGCCTCGGAAGCGAAGTGGCCGTGATCACGGTGCTTGTTACGATTGATGCGATACCAGTTGATAGCCTCAAAGCAAGCGCCCATCTTCCACATCTTCCAAAAGAACTTTCCGCTCTCTCTCCATCCTGGTGGGCACGTATCCTTATTGCGATTATCGAAGAGCCAGATTGCGAAACTCTCTTCCTGCTCAGGGTTGAACCCGTTCGGGCCTTTTGGCTCCATGTCATTCTCAATCATGTAGCAAGGAATGAACAGGAACTTATAAGCAGAGGTGGAATCCTCTCGCATTGCATCTTGACACAAGTCATAGAAGAAGCCCGAATTACCCTTGCCAGTAGATTCGAAGACCGCCAATTCGTCGGGCAGACCAAGGAATCCACCTTCAAGGTTGGAGATCACTTCCTCTGGGTCGTGTTCGGGTGTCTTCTTCCATGAGGCCACCTCTGAATAGTGTACCAGCTTGTAGTTATCGCCACGGCACTTTTCAAACGAGTTGAACGAAGCGATTGAAAGCAGTGAGGTACGGGCGAGGAACTTACCGTCGGATATCTGGAAGTCTGAATCGGAACGCTCATAAGGAGACATTTCAAGCTTAGTGCCTGGCATGCCTATCGTCCATCCCGGCTGAGACTCAACGGCCTTGCGGTACATAGCCTTGATCTTCTTGGCGGTGGAATCTGCCTGCGCAACGATAGCTGCATTCCATCCGCTCGGGTGGCGATACTCCTGCATCCACTTGATGTACATCTGAACAAGGGTGGAGCCTCCCCACTGACGGGCTTTCAGAAGCACTACAAGGATAGGCACTCCACTGCGGCGCAGGCCTTCAAGCAGAGCAATGAGCACACGCTGGGCATATCGAGGCGTGAAAGGCGTAAGGCTACCAGTCAGCTTGTGTACAATCTTGTCGCAGATAATAAAGGCCAATTCAGGATCATCGTATGCACGCGCCTGCAGAAGAGCGGTAATCACCTCGAAATGATACTCTTCGTCGAAGTCACGATGAAGATGATTCTCTACGAACTTCTGTATGGAGCCATACTGCAGGACATTGTACCAAATGGCCGTTTCAAGCGTTTCCTTATGCACCCACATATCCGTTATCTCCTGGTCGCCAAGAAAGAAGTCGGGGATGCTGACGTGTGTGCGCATACCTTCGGCGAAACCATAGCAGCCTATGCCCGATAGCTGGTCATAGGGGCCGTAAATCTTCATACGGCGGTTATGATTCTCGTCTATGAGTTCTTTGATTTCTTTGCGCATAACGTTCCATATAGATAGCCTGCAAGGAGGCAGTAGGTGTGTATGAGAAAGTTGACGTGAGGAAGGAAGGCTGGTACGACAAGATACCACCTGTTCTTCCAAATCATATCACGGAATCTGTGAACCTTACCCCATGAGATGCCAACTATTGCAAATAGTACCCCGGAGAATCCGTAGGTGGGACTTTTCAAGGCAGCAAAACCACCTTGGACGATGCTGTCGTAAATACAGAATGACGGAAGGAATGAACACAAAACCGCTATTACGTATGTTGCGAATATATAAAGTCGGCAAGGAATCATCCAAAGGCAAAGAATATTTGCAGCCAAATGCCAGATGTTGGCATGAGAAAACGGGTATAGCAGATGGGTGGCTATGATATGTGCGTTTACAGAACCATCAAAAGCGGTGAAGCCGTACTTCGGAAGAAAGAAATACGACCCCACCAACAACAAACTAACTACTAACCTTATAACCTTATCTTTCATCAAAATGGCTTAAACTTTTTATGGATAGTTCCTGCCTTGTTAGCATTACAAAGCTTGCGGATTTCGGACTCTCCGAACATCATGGCCTCGTTCTTATCGACCGTTACCGGGTCTTTTGACGTAAGTTTTAGTTTGAAGTACTCGAAAAGCGTGGCGTTTACCACATAACTATGGACCTCATTGCATAGTTGCTGCCACGTAGTATCGTCGTACCATTCGGGCATGAGCATCGTGATATCCACCTCATCCACATCCTTGATGGAGTTGATGGCAATCTCACGGAATTTCTCCAGAACAAACGCAGACATGATGGTTTTGGCCTTACCGATATACGTGTCGATCCAGCGGTAGAACATCGAACGGAACTTCTCTACACCCTCAACAAGCGTATTGTCTATCGAACCGTCCTGCTTTGGACGTGCCTCAGCCACCATCTGCACTTGTGAGTTTATATCAAAAAACAAATCGTCGCGCCCGATGAAGATATGACGCTCAAACTTCGGGTCTTTGACACCAAACTCACGGTCGTGCGGAGTCGTTGGGTGATTGTGATAAGGCCAATTGTCGTTAGGCTTGGGTCGGCCTTGATACAGGTCGATAGGCTTGTAGCCTCCCTGTTCTTTGCTATGAAGTAAATCCATATACATTATTATATATTAAGACTGGTCAGTGACATAGACGTGAATAGTCTTTGTGAGCTGTTCGTCGTGACGTGAATACATCTGGATATAGGTATGGCCAAGCTGCTTGCCGATAACTGTAAAGCCTTCTTGTGTGCGTCCTGCCTGGCAGATGTGCGTATCCTCAATACGTACTTCAATATCGTCGATAGCGCCATCCGATATTGAGTAGGTGACGGTATGCTCTTCGCCAATGCCTATATCTATTGCGGAGCCAACGACATTGAGCGAGGTAGTATATCTGTAGGTAGGAGCGACGGGGGCTGTCTTGTTGAAGCATCGTTTAATGGCGGCTAAGTCACGTTCTACGAATTGGGCATAAAGGGCAGACTGCTTTTCGTTGATGGGTTTCCACCAATCCATCAGCATAGATTCCTCGATATACTTTGCGGAAAGCTTTGCAAGTGAGTCTACATACCCACCATTGAAGCGGTCGCTTACTTTGAGTTGAAGAACAATATTTCCGTCAGATTCCTCGGAGTTGATGTTATCCCCAGACGACTGTCCCGTTGATGTGAGATAGTCGGAGAAATGTGTCTTCAACTCTTCGAGGTTCGTATAGAGACCTCGGTTGAGAATCGCTTCCTGATAAGCCTCATCACCTGCCTGTTCGTGATAGGCTTCTGTGATAAGCTTCTGGTCAGCCGCTTTTACGACTTGCCCACGAAAGAAAGTCTCATTCTTGACGTTAGCAAGAATAACAGACTTTACTAATGTTAATGTGATAGTCTTATTCATACCTTATGCTACTGAACCAGTTGCTGATGTTTGAGATGCTGTTGCCGTTGGTGCGGTCTTTGCGAAGCACTTGCGGACATAGACGAGAGCGTCGGTAGCTAGAGCGGCAAAGTTCTTGGCCAGTTCCGGTTTGATAGACATCCACCATCCATAGAGCGTCATATTGACGATATACTCCTGTGCGATACCGGAAAGTGGATCAGCCAGTCCAGAGTTATATCGGCTTGTAACAGTCAAAGCAATAGTAATATTTCCAGTCGCACTCGTTGGAATAGATGTCGTAATACTACCGCCCGAAGCCGTATCAATAAACTCTGCCAGTTCTGCAGCAAACTTCGACACAGCCGACTTAATGAAACGTTCAATTTTCTTGTCGTGGTGAGCATCATCACCTGCAGCCTCGTTATATGCTACGCCAGCGTTCTTTACGGAGTCGGCGCCACGATCTACGCTGCTGGTGATGTATGTATCGCCCTTCACGGCTTCGATTACAGCCGCTTTGTCCAATGTAATAGTAAGAGTTGCCATATTGAAATATTGTTTTTATTATGATACTGTTGCTGTTCCGCTTGTTTGGCTAGCCGTAGCTGTAGGCGGTTTTTTGTAGAACACATATTCTACCAGAGATTCAATGCGTTGACGAGCATCGCGCTGATACTTTGCTGCAAGGTCAGGGTGCATCATGGAGAGGTATTCGCCAACGGAATTTAGGGTGATGTACGACTCGCCAAGTGATTGCGAGCGAGCCTCAAAATCAGAATCGCCACGGGTATTTGCAATCGTCATGCTAATGGTAGAAGCCGAATAGGTAGAAGCCGTGATAAACTGCTTCAACACGGCCTCTACGTCTTGTGCAGAGGCATTGATGTACTGCGTGAGAATCTGCGTTTCTTCGGCTGATGAAAGCGTGATGTCCGAAAACATGTTCTTTCCGTCCTTAGAGTAGAGCCGCTTTCCAATGATAGAGAGGTGGCGCTTGATTGCCGATATAACTGTTGCTACTGTTATTGTCATGCTGCTTGTAACATTTGTTGTGCGTTAGCGACTTGCTGCTGGTCGGCTCCACCCATTGCGGCCAACTGCTGCTGAATAGCCATCTGCTGTGCCTCGTCGCGCTCGATAAGCTGCAAGAGATCGTCTGCAAACGGAATGGTGACAGAAGAGAGATACTGCTTGATGTTTATGAAGCCGCCCTGCAGAAGTTGTAGTGCCGTATCGTTGGCATAGGTCTGGAAGGCTGCAGTCTTGGCAGAATCCTTGATGTTGATTGAGAAATCCACGTCACGGCATGACATGCGGTCATAGTCGAACAGTACCGTGTTGTCCTTGTTTGTGACAAGTCGCCCGTTGCGGTAGAACTGCTTGATGAACATACATTTCTTCCTTGCAATCTGCTCGGAGAATGAAGTGAAGTCCTGCATGATAGATTCTAGCGAGGTAGTGGCGTTCTGTGTTTCCTGCATGTAACGCGCAGCTGATGTTCCCGCAGAAGGTGTCTTGCCTTGGAGTGCTCCAGATACATTGGTAATATCTCTGGCAAGGTTAAGCTGCATCTGCAAGAGTTCCTGCGTACCAAGTTGCACTGCACCAGAAGAAATGATCTCTGGGCGCAGGTTCGGGTTCATCCTGTTTGTCTCGAAGAATAGGATTCCGTCGTACTCCGTCATTTCGTCTGCAATATCCTCTTTTGTCATACCGTCTGGTATAGACTCAATCGGGAAGATTGTGAGTCCCTTTGCAGCAGAGCGTGCCGCCATGTCGTGCATAATGATAAGGCGGTTGATGTAACGCTGCTGGTCGATGATATTGCCCATGAACGGGTGTACCTCGCTGTTTACGTATGGATATAGCTTGATAGTGAACGGCTGGTCTTTCGTCTCATATGGATTTTCACCCTCGGCTATGATTGTACCATCTGGAGCCATGTAGGTGTAGTACCAATATTCATCTTCTATAAGCTCGTATTCTATCAGTGCCCATTCCTCTTCTGGTACTCCAACCTCCTTATATTGTTGTATGCGAAGCTGGTTCTCCTGATCCACATGCCATATATCCTTTACCTCTACGCGATACTCCACTTCGTCGCCATTCTCGGCCAGTGGGTCGTAGCATTGGTAGCGCGTCTTGCTCTCCTTCGTCCAAACCTCTATAAGTCGGCACATTGAGTCGTTAGAAGGCTTGTCAAAACTCAGCATGTCTAGGCTTTCCTCTTCATTCTGCTGCAAGCCGGAAGAACGGTAATATCTATGATAGTCGGTTTTGTCAATGTCAAAGACATCGTTAATCTCTTCTACCGTCCATCCATACTTGCTGTTACAGAACTTTCTGTATAGTTCGCCTGGCGCAACATCATAGAGAGCACCTACAAGCCGCAAGTCAGACATCCTTACATCGGAGCCAGCCTCCCAGAAAGCCTTGTTTGGGTTTATGAAGCCAGTCCATGCGTCCTTGTATCCGAAATTTTCTTCATACGTCTCTCTTGATACGGCAACACCTCCTAAAAGGAAATCTTCAAAAGCTGTTTTAAGCGCATCGCTCATGTAGGTTTTCTGCCAGCACATCTGCATCGTTGCGCTCATCATATCTGATAGCCACTGCGCGTTTTTCTTTACTGCGAAACAGTTTGGTTCGCCTGCCTGCTTTGCATAAAGGCCGACAACAGAGTTCAGGATCGAAATCATGATGTTGTTCTGCAGTGGTACGTTGCCTTTAAGCTGTATATACTTGCGCTCTGTTATCTGCCCGTAACGATATTGAATCACGTCACTCCACTGGTCGCCATAGACATACTGCTTTACACGTTCACGGGTCTGGCGGACATCTTCAAGATTATTCCAAGCCTGCTGACAGCGTAGAAAGAAGTCATAATCCTTGCGGCGGCGCTTTCTGACACGCAAGCCATTCGACACAACCGACTGACGCTTGCGGTTGCGTACCGAATCGTGGATTGCGCCCTTTGGCATTACCGATGATAAAGCTCTTATCTTAGCCATTTCTTATCTCTGATTTATGCCGCAAAAATAGGCGAAAGACACTCTTTTTATTCCGAGTCCGAAGTTAGCACAAATCAGAGGTTCGGAAACGGAAAAGACTTTCACGACATATTATATATTTGCCGTGAAAATTTTCACAATATTATATGGCAGAAGAAAAGAAACCATTGGAGCAGGGAGCCGCTGTAGCACAGCAGCCTACCGAGCAGCCAGCAAGGCCTAACCGTGACCGCTATTCTTCGATGTTTGCAGAGGATAATCCCGATGTGGACTTTGAGGATAAGGAGGCACGCTACGGACGCATGGCAGAAGAACGTGAGCGTTATCGCGGACTACGTGAATCGGGCAAGAAGCTTTCCGGCATCCTAGACAAGCATCGTTGGATTGGCGCTATGCTGATGGATGATGAAGAGAACCCACTTGTATGGATGGCCAAGAACGGCATCGACATCAAGGCCGCACTAGAAGACCCGGAGGTGATGGATAAAGTCACGGGTGCTTTTGACGAATGGACGAAGAAGCAGGCCGAAGGAGAAGCCGCAGAGCAGGCAAAGGACGAGGCCATCGCAAGAAGTATCGAAGAGCTTGACGCACTGCAGGCCGAAGTAGGTCTGAGTGACGAGCAGAAAAACCGTATGTTCGAATACTTCTGGGATGAGGTTTGGCTTCCTGCATTCAGCGGAGAGGTAAGCAAAGATACATGGACTGCCATCATGCACGCCATGAACTACAATCAGGACATGGCCAATGCACGTGAAGAGGCTGCTATGCAGGCACGTAACGAGAAGCATACCAACAAGCTCAAGACTTTCGACGAGCAGCAGGTTCCACCTTCATTCTCGCAGAATGGCGGTCAGTCGGTTGCTCCGAAGCAGAAGAAAAAGAGCATGTCAATGGACTTTGGTGATATGAAGAAATGGGGATATTAAATCCGAGAACAAAATAAAAATCCTAGTAAAATGAAAAAGATTAAGAACGTGAACATTTGGCAAGTCCTCAGCTTTGCGCTGTTTGTCCTTGCCGTAGTCAGTGGTGGTGGAGCAATGGCAACCGCTACCGTAGTGAATGATGCACCTATTGGCGATGAGGGCGCACTTCCAGCAACGGCTTCTGAGGTCGCTGCCAACGAGCCGGCAAACCCTGCCAACAATGACCTTCACATTCCCGGTGACGGTACTGTAGGTGAGACCTTGAACGGAACACAGCTGAGTTCTTCGCAGCAGCGCCGCGAGGACAACATCGACGACGAGTGGGATAAGGGTATTACACAGTTTCAGCCGTGGCGTACGCCCTTACTATCCATTGCGCGTCGTGTCGCACGCAAAGTCCAGATTCAGAACTGGTCGATAAAGCATGCACGCATTGGTGGTGATACACTGGATGGTCGTACTTCAAGTGCCATCACACAAGAGACTGACGGAAGTTTGAAGCTGACAACCTCTAACTTTACAGGTTCTCTCAAGGCATTCTACAAGGGCACTACGATCTTCTGTCCGTTCATCGATGGTTACGCTGAGGATGGTACAACCGTAGAGGGTTGCTTGGAGTTGTTTGTTGTTGACGTTACCACAAGCTATGTGCTCGTTGTTCCTATCAACGGCCCGCTGAAGAGTGGTGCAACCGCAGGCGACACCTACGAGGTACGTGAGTTTGGCGCAAATGGTGTAAGCTCAAATAAGGGTCTGCCCGCAAACGCTTACCTCTGCGCAGGTGCAAGTATCGCAGGTGAGAGCCAGTTGCTCATTACTCCTGAGAACTACCAGCCACGTTACGAGGAATTCACCGTACAGAAGAAGTTGCTAAACATCGTTTGGACTAACGACTTCGAGAAGGTGAAGAAGAAGATGCCTTGGCACATTGCAGACGTAAAGGCCAACGCCATCCGCAACTACAACCTCCGTGCAGAGCGTACCTACTGGATGGGTGCAAAGACCAGATTCCCAGTTATCAACGGTGACCAGAGTGTTGAGGATGCATACGGCTCTAAGGGTATTCTGTGGCAGGTAACCAACTCTTACTCTGTAGAGGATGGCCACATCACCGTGGGTGACCTGATCGCTATCTCCAAGCTGCAGCACACCACATTCTCTCAGAACTCTCATTCATACGCATTCTGCGGTTCTACCTTTATGCAGTGGCTGTTGAACCTCGACATGGGCGACAACAAGCGCATCATCAAGATGGAGGATGTTAAGGAGCTGGATATCGACTTCAAGCGCCTCAAGACCACATTCGGTACAACCGATTTCACTTGGGATCAGGGTCTAGATGCCATCGGCATGGATAAGGTCTGCGTAGTTCTCGACCTTGAGGGTGCTACCCGTTATGTGAAGATTGGCGAGAAGGAGTTTACCAACGACATGACAAAGGGCGCAGGCGAGATTCGCGATGCAAAACGCGAGATTCACTACGAGGCAGACTGTATCGCACTTCGCGGTTACAACTCTATCATCGTAGGCCCAAGCAGCATCATCTACTCGCTGCCTGACACCGCTTCACGTACACAGGTTGTATCAAGCGCAGAGCTTCCATCTAACCCAGCAAACGGTACTATCGTTGCTCTGACCGCAGACTTCACCGTAAGCGGCGATCCAGACGTTACCTATAAGGCAGGTACGGTATGGCAGTACCAGACCAATGCTTGGGTAGAGTACACGGGCTATACCTCAGCCGTATAAATCCTAATAATGGTAGGCTACACAAAAGGGTGTGGCCTACCTTGTTTTTAACACAATAAGTTATGGCAACAAAGATTTATAAGCTTAATCAGAAGAGAAACATCGCCATCTTCGACATTCCCGTAAACGGTGGAAAGATGACGGTGACCTACACGTTCAAGGACGGCAATCAGTTCATGCCGAATATGCCTGCACGTTGCACTCTTAGAGACCCATTCTATCAGGACTTGCTGGAGAATAACGACCTGTTCAAGCGTGGCATTATCCAGCTTGAGCGCGTGATTGATGACGAACCAAAGACTGCAAAGGCCGCAGAAAAGCCAAGCAAGGTTCAGATTGACAACATTACTTCGCCAGATCAGGCCATCGAATATGTGTTTAACACATGGGGTATCGTGGTAAAGACCGCAAAGCAGGCCGTTAAGATCGCATATCAGAAGGGTGTTGAGTTTCCAAATATGAAAGAAAAAACCAACGATAACTAAGTACGACAATGGGAAAGTTTTCAGACAAGAAGCATGAAGAGGCTAACGACGCCTTGCTTAATGCCGTTAATTCAGATAGTAAGTTTGACAGCTTGAAGGAGATTCTCACCATGCTTGCTGACGAGGATGGAAAGAAAACATTCTCGCAGCTTGTGGCCTTAGAGATTACTTCCGCACTTGGTGAGAATGGAGCCATTACAACCGCTATCAGTGGCGCTATCACTGCAGCCCTTGGTTCAGAGGGTGCTATCACAAGTGCAATCAGTTCGGCTATCACGGCTGGTATTGGTGAAGGTGGCACTATTGAGACATGGGCCGACGGACGTTACGAAGCAAAGAGCGAGTAATCTATGACCGTAGGACAAATCATTAAGGCTGTGCGCTGGTGCATCGACGAGGAAGCTGTAAATGCAGCCAACATCGAAGATGTATCAGCATACGACTTTGATGGCGGTACACATACAGATCTTGGGCTGATGAATAACATCATCCGCAACAAGATACCTGCCGCACTCAGATGGGTATGCCTATATGCACCTGCCGAACAGCTAAGTGGCGTTAGTGGTTCGGGTTCCGGCTCAGGATCATCATCAAACGTCATAGACATCATCCACGAGGACAGCCTTACCGCGACCAACAACGTACTTACACCTACGGAAACGCTTGTAAGGGTGGTGCGCGTGAAGGGCACGGGTTGGCACAGGGCCATTCTTGGTGACTCGCTTATCAAAGAAGACAGCGACGAATATCTGCAGGTACATGATACAAATGGAGCAGAAGCCACCGTTGACCGTCCGCAGGCATCGCTGATGAATACAAAGACGAAGAAGGTGGAGGTGTGGCCTGGAACGGGAACGTTTACCATAACCTATATCAAGGCACTCTCCACTTCTGACTTGGGAAACCTCAACAACGACTCCACAGAGGTTGGGATTCCGACGCAGGTAGAGACCAGCTTCATCTATTACCTAGCCTATCTGCTTCTTACCGCATACGGAGACGCAAGGGCAAAGGGAATGTATGATGTAGCTACACTGAATCTTGGCAGGACTGAGGATAAACAGAGACAATAGCATGAGGAACGGAGAAATCACTACTATCAACGGTGCCTGGAGCGAAGAAAGTAACGCTTGGGTGTCGGAAATATGGTGCCTAACTGGTGACTGCTGGCTCGAAGTTACTCTGCCTGATAAGGGCAGGCTTGTTATCAAAAAGGCAGAAACACTTGATGGCCCTTGGCCAAAGGCTAAAATAACCCCTTGGAGCGGCCCAGAGTTTAGAATAAGGATATACGGCTCGACGAAGTACAGATACGTAAGGATTTATCTGACGGAAGAGCCAACAATGATACAGTTTGCCAATACTAAGGGTTATGCAGTAGGGCAAACTTGAGAAATCGGGGGAAATAAAAAAGTCCCCCGGCTTTCATAATAAGACGCTTCACTTTCCTACAATGAAACCGCTGAGCGGGTGCCGGGGGACGTATGCCCTGTGACCTACTCAGCGGTATATTTATGTATTGCAGATAAAGTGAAGCAGGTGCAAAGTTAAAGATAATAATTGAGACAACCAAAATTTTGCACTATGAAAGTGGTAGAATTATTGAAAATCGGTGGTGAAATGTTAAAGTTGATGTCAGAAAATGAGGTCAACAGGGATGATTGGCGATTCGTGAAGATGTATGAAGAGTTCCAGATAATGAGACGGAACGGTGTGAAGTACCGCGAATGTGTCAGATTGTTAGCGGAAGACTACCACATAGGCAGAGAAACGGTTGAAAGGGCTATCAAAAGGTTAGATTCGGAATGTTAAATGACCTCACCAAACGAGGTCTTAAAGGGTTGCAAGGGTAACAGAAACCATAATGTTTAGCGGTATCTTTGTGGGGTCAATGCGCAACGACACCACGAGAGTTTTTCAACAATTTACAAAATTAAAAACAACAAAACATTATGGCAGATATTTATCAGATTCCCGAAAATTCGGGCAATACGCCACAATTCACCATCCCCATTGGCGGTATGGGTAACGGAGGCTTCGGCTTCGGCAACGGCATGAATGGTATCGTAGACTTGTTCGGACTGGCAATCATTGCCTCCATCTTCGGTTGGAACAACGGCGGCTTCGGTGGCGGCTGGGGAGGTAATGCAGGCGGCGCAGGCTTTATCAGCAACCAGTTGAACAACGATTCTGGCCGTGAGTTGATCATGAACGCCATCAACAGCAATGGTGAGGCTTCACGATCAGCCATCCAGAACCTTGCAACCATGCTTGGTCAAGACTATGCAACCGTGAACAGCGCAGTTCAGAACGTTCAGAGTTCGCTCGCTACACTTGCCGCACAGCAGGGCATGAGCACACTGCAGGTCATCAACTCTATCCAGGCAGGCAACTGTGACCTAGCCTCGAAGTTTGCTCAGTGTTGCTGCGAGAACAAGCTGCTCGTGACTCAGCAGGGTTATGAGAGTCAGATTGCAACTCTGAATCAGACGAACCAGCTGTCAAGTCAGGCAGACCGCAACAACAACGCTGTGATTGCAGCTATTAACGCGCAGACCGTAGCCATGAACGATCAGTTCTGTCAGGCCCGTGAGCGTGATATGCAGGCCAAGATTGACACGCAGGCAGAGATTATCACCCAGCTTCGCGGACAGATTGACAACGCCCAGCAGACCGCACAGATCACTGGTTACGTGAACTCACTGATTGCTCCACTTGCAGCTAAGGTGACCGAGATTGCCGACAAGCAGCCTAACACCGTACCTGTTCAGTGGCCTAACCTTACGGCTGTGAACAACACTCCGTATATGGGTGCCTACGGATACGGATTCGGTACGTTCTAAGAAAGGAGGGCAGGATTATGAATTGCAACAATAGCTTCATAACCAATATGGGCGGCATTCCCTATATCTCAACTACAAACACGACTGTAGGAACAGAGGCCGTTGATTTTGCTCTTGGCTTCATCCGTCGCCCCCTGCCCCCTGTGGGCTACTTTACGGTACGCATCACCAATGCCATTCCTACGGGCACGACTGGCACACTACCCATTACTATCACATTGAACGGTTCTACACGCAACCTTACGAATATGGACGGATCAGCCGTAACAGCTGCCGACATCACGGGGACGGGTGTACTTCTGATATTCAATGACAGATTCAATGGGGTGCTCCAGTTGATGAACGTACCAGCGTAAAAAAGAGTTATCAATCAAAAAGTATAGAATTATGGATTTTCAGAGTTTAGGACAAGGCAGTCCGTTCTATATTCTCCGTCAAGGAGAAAAGCCGGTGCTAGAAGTCGGTGTAGTAAAGTCAAAGGGTCAACCGAGGGCAAAGTTCCCTACGCAGACCCCAAACCTCATGCAAGGTATGCAGATGCAGCAAGTGATTGACGTGGTAGCGACCATCAACGGCAAGGATGAAACCTTTGGTGAGATTCCTATCAATGTAGAAATAGCACAAAGAGGTAACGTCACCTTCAGCGGAAGCCGTGAGGCTATGCTGCAAGCCGTAGATGCCATGCTGCAGACCTCAAAGAAGGCCTTGGAGCAAATACCCTACCACGAGAATGTAATTGCAGAAAGCGAGAAGATGATGGAAACCCTGAATCCTCAGTACGCTGAGAACAAGCAGCAGGCAAAAACCATTCAAGACTTGCAGGAACGTGCAGACAAGCAAGAGAAAATGCTATCAGACATCTACGCACTGGTGCAGAAGATTGCCCCCAAGGCTCCTTAATATCCACTAAAGTAAAGAAAGGACAAAACTATGAGTTATATCATTGTAGACAGCAAAAACGGTAGCGACGAGATGCGTGAGAAAATGCGTGAGAAAATGATGCAGAACGGTTTCCGTCGTATGGATGGCAACCCAGGTGCAGGTGACTACCGCATGGGTAACTACAAGGACGATAAGTACGAGGAAGGTTACTGTGAGGGTTACAAGCACGGCTTCGAAGACGCTCAAGAACAGATTTCGCAGGGCAGTGAGTCTGGTATGAGAATGGGTTCTTCTCATTCCCGTTATGGACGATAGACAAAATGAGGGCAGATATGACTTTTCGGGGTTTGTATCTGCCCTTTTTGCGGAAAAGTTACAAAATCAAGGTTTAAAATTGGAATAAATGCGTTTTTGATATGGAAGTAAGATATATCATTACAGAAGAAGAGGCTCAGTATATGGATCACTATAAAGGCCATTTCTCGAAGAAGATGGCAGAGTGGGCCATATCCATGATGGAGCGTGATGGAAAGAGAATAGAGCCATATACAATAGAAGAGGTGGAGAGCATGATTGCACCTTTCCGAAACAAGATAGGAGAGGAGTGTATTTATGATTGTTGGTATGTCGCCAATATGGCGCGAGCCGATTTCTTAGGCAGCAGTTTATCCGACAAAACCCACGTTGCCCTATACGTAAAGGACACTCTTTGTGATCCGGATGGTTCCACGGAGTTTGTTTTTGCGTGTTTTAGGGCAAAAATGGACGTAAAGGGAATCCCTATTATGTGGGAAAGAATGCTATGATACAGACTGGGTTTTATATAGGCGAACGTGACTGGTGGATCATGGCCAGCTTCGACATCAAGGAAAAGAACCTTGGTGATATCTATAATGCATTGATGGCAAGTGGTTGCCCGGATGATGAAGCACGTCATGCCTGCATGGTACTTTCAAGGAAGAACAACGGCTATGCGTTTACTTCTCCAGAGGGGCAGTTTACGTTGTTATTCGCCAGCGAGACCACATCAGCTGACGAAATGTTTGATACCATCATGCACGAACTAAAGCATTGTGTGGAGCATATTAGCGACTATTATGGCGTAAACCCCAAGAGTGAAACTGCTGCTTATCTACAAGGGGAAATCGCCAGGAATCTATTTCCGGCGGTAGCTATGGCGGTTTGTCCGAAGTGTCACGAATAAAAAAAGCCCAGCCACCAATAAAGGTAGTTGGGCTTTGTTTTAGGGATTCTTTCTTCCTGGTATCACCATTTCGTACATTCGCTGCAGCATCATGATTTCGTCGTACTCTTCCCTTGTCATATTATCTGGGTTATGGAGTTCGCGGGATATACGTTCTTGGCGAGCTTTCTCTGCTGCCTTGGCACGTTCGTGACATAGTTCATTCCAGAAAGGTTGCAGGCACATCAAGAACTCCTGCGGGTTAGGGCGAGCCGAATTGTAAATCTTTCCGTAAGCCCCCATTTTGAAGCGCTGTAGAAAGCAGAGGAATTCAGAGAGCGTAAGCTGACCGTAAATTTCATGCTGCATGATAAGATCGGCAGTATGTTGCACTTGGTACTTTGAAGCGGTATCGTAAATACCAAGGAAAGCAAAGGTCTCAGCAATATGGAAACGCAGCCAAAACCTGGTACTACTTTCACCCCAAAATGCAGATACATCGTGGAAGGTAGGGGCCTTAGCCTCTACAGCCTTGGTGATTCCCATCGGCTTCTGGTATTTGCAAAAAACCATTTCGCGGTAATCGTCACCAAAAGACTGAATGGCACGGGCAATCTTATCCGGGCTACTCAGAGAGGATGTCGGCAAGGCGGTCAAGGCGCTGCTGGTCTGCGGTAGGTTTGTTTGTTCCATTGTTTTTAATTATTATTTCGTCGTTCCATGCTTTCTGATTGAGATATGTAAGAGGTCGCTTTCTGAATTGTTTGTCAGGGGTAGATGCAACGTAAGCCGGAGTTGCCTTAATACAATCAATTTGTTCCGATGCAGTAAGCTTTTTCCACTTTTTCATGCAGTTCTCCTTGCCACATTTAAGGTCGTAGAGATCCCACCACTTGTTAAAAGTGTCCTCAACTGTAAGTATGTCAGACTCTCTTACTAGGCATTCCGGTGGTATATCAGCTTCAACTATTGTAGTGGGCTTTCTCCAGACTGGAAGTTCTTCTTCTCCTGCAAGTAAAATTCCTGCCTCAAAGAAATCTCTTGCTATTTCCATTGCAGCTTTTCCGTCTATATTTTCGAGGATATACCCCTTCATTCGCCATCTTCCTTCGAATGCTTTATCAATGTCTGTCTGGTTCATTTCTATCAAATATAAAAAATATAATAATTAATACTATGGTGACAAAAAACACCCTAAACAAGCCACTTGACATCATAGTTCCTTCTTTATCTTATCAAGCATTGAGTAATAATCAGATGCTGCATGACAGACTGCATTGGTAGCAGAACCCAACACCCTTCCATTGATAGTATCACTTGTCCAGTGATACCTGCATATAGTCCTGTTCACTGCATACTGGTTTGCAGCTCTCAGGATTAAATCTGCTTTGTCTGGCATGAGTTCCACCAGAAGCATAGCAGCACAGAACATACCACTTGAATGACCACTTGGGTATGAGTTGGCATAGAGAGCATTCTTCTGGTATTCCTCATACTCTTCGGGGTTGTGGATATTGTCCATATAGACCCAATTACCATTTGCATCGTAGTAGCCTGTTGGAGAGCCGTCACCATCCTCAATCTCAAAGTTGGTGAGGATATTCCTTCTATCATCTGTTGTTGAGTTCTTCTTTCCCTCCTGATTCCAACTGCACCCAGGTCTTAATCTTCCATACTGCACTGGATTGGTTGTTGCACTCTGCATGATTCCTCTTGAAGAGCTGCCAGTCCTGAATGCAAGGTAGGCAAATGAGGCAAGTTCCCCTTCATCTGGCAATTCAATACCAATGGTATCTTCACCAAATACAGGGTGGAACTGATAGTTCTTGGTCTGTCTATTCTTGCCAAACATGTGTTTGGCTTCTACTTCCTTGTCAGCTATTGCCTGCACAGTCTCTTGATAATGTTCTGGCTGATTGAGGTTATAAGCTTCTACAATCATTTCATGAATCTGCCTATCCACTTTGAGGTTGTCATACTCATCCCTCTCTTCATTGGGGTATGTCCTGTCAGGTCTCTTTGAGTAAGCAGGGGCATAAGGAGCAGGGGCTGTGGGCATGAATACTCTGAAGTCAGTGAAGAAAGCATTTGGAGCAACATTGTCACGGCTATTGTTGTCATAGAGCTGCTGTAAGGTGCTGTTATATCGAGTGCCTTCCACCTCTCTTCTTAAAGTCTCTGTCACAGGTTTACAGTAGCCTTTCATTGCAGGGTAGATAGCACCTGCCAATATACGCATGATGTTGGGGTCATACTCAAATTTCCAACCATAGATATTGGAATACCTGTCATAGCCACCCATCTCATAGCCTACCTTGAAGATGTCAGCCCTGTAATAGGGCTTCAATTCTGCAAGTTGCAGTGAGAACAGCCAACCAATAAGAGTATCTTGTGCCTTTTGTGCATCACCCTCGTCTCCCCATTCATAGAGAGTGGGGAAATTCTCTTGTTTCAAAAGGATAGGCAAACCATGACAGGTGTCTATTCTCAATTGGCTCTTTGCCTCACGGAACAACTCATAGAACCATTTATACGTTGAAGAATCCCTCTCTATTTTGGCAAATTTGCTATACTTACCTATATAAGACTCAAACTCCTCGTCATACTTTGGCTTTTCCTCTACAACAGGAGGCTTTGGCGCATCAGGCTTTGGTTTGGAGATTACTGGCTTCTCTTCCTCCACTGGCTTAATCTCCTCATCCTTTGGCTTCTCAGGCTCTTTCTCCTCTTCTGCTGGCACTTCATCCACAGGTGGGTTGGAAGGCTGTGAGACGGGCTCTGAGGGCTTCTCTGGTTTAACACTTGGCTCTTTCTTGTTCTTCAAGAAGAACCACACTACTGCTCCTGCTATTGCAAGGACTGCTACTACTAAAATTGCTATTCCCATAATTATTTTGAGTTAATGCTTTCTTCCTTCATATAATTCTTGAACCATTCAATCAATTCACTAAGAGGTGGCTCGCAAGAATCTGAATATCTCATAATGTGGTGATGGTTGTTGATTTCTTTAATCCACCCGACAGCTTTATCAATCAGTTCTTTCTCTGCTTGGTGGTAGCCTTCAACATAAGCTACTCTTTGGACTCTGACCATTGATTCCTCTTGACCATCAAAATTAGGAACACCAGTCATTTCCCAATCTGGATATGACTCTTTTGCTAAATCTTTCGCCTTACTCATCTTTCATTATTTTATAGTCCAACATTGCAACCACTTCATCAGCTTCTCCACCGTGCATGAAGCATGGTAAAACTTCTGAAAGCAGCAGTTCTTTTACTTTCTCAATAGCTTTTTCTCTTGCAATCTCCACAGCCCTTCTTGCTTGGTCAGGGGTTAGCCAATGGACGTAATAACCCTCGTAAGTTTTCTTGTTAATCACTCCCGTATAATTGCTACAATTCCTTGTGCAATCGCTGATAAATTTTTCTGCCTTACTCATAGTTCAATCCTCCTTAATCTGTCTTTTAAAAAACATTGTTGCTGTTAAACCTGTACTCTGTCCGATAACTGCAACAAGTTCCCATCCGAGTTTTCCAAGTTCATTCATAGCAGCCTCATCTAATCCTCCCGTTTTCTTATATTCCCATTTCATAATCAATCCTCCATATTTGGTAACGAACAATCTAACCAATACTTAACATTCGGGATATTCCATCCACCTTTGTCATAGGTCTTAGGATAGTTTCTTGTAACCTTACCTGTAACAATATCCTTACCATCCCAATACTCTGGAGGTCTATGTGCAAACACTACCTTGCCATTGTCAAGCAATGCAATAACCTCTCTGTCAATTTCTGGTAGTTCATCACCATCGACAGGCTTCCAAAGATGTTTTTTCTGCCACTCAGCACCAGCCTTGCAACCCCAATAGTAACCTTTGAAAAGGTAAGCTTTATCATAAGTAACTTCATATTCACGTTCTGCAAACACATTTGCCTGCCTTTTTGCAAAGTCTTCTAAATCCTCGCTTACAGGCTCTTCTTTGTGATACTCATTAATAATGAATTGATGGTAGTCATCCATAGCCTTGTGCAACCTTGAAGCATCAGTAGTAAGATACTGTGCAGCATAGTACATTGCATCTGCAAGTTTCTTAATCTCTTTTAGTTTCTCTTTGTCTGACATACTATTTTCCTTTCTTACAATATCTATTATTCTTATTACCTTTCTTTCCTTCATGGGGCTTTTTAAACCCTTTGGCACACTCCCACCAGTGTGTGGCATAGCACACTCCGTTGTAGCAGAAATAGCAGGGGTCTTTAATGCTTGGTTCTGGACATTTCATAACTTTATTCTCCTTTCAGATATTTTCTAAATTCATCAACATTGATAGTATATTCGCCGCAACCAAGAGTTGCCCTTGCTCCATGCTTTAGAACTTGCTTTTGATTGTAATCATACAAAAACTGCGTTGCCTTCTCGATAAAGGCATCAGTGCGGATATATTCAGTAAGTGATTCAGTGAGGTTGTTAGTTTCAAACCAACCATCATGTGCATTTGGCTGAATATATATCTTCTCTGGTGCTTCGTTTGCTTTCATAACTTACCCTCCCTTAGTTTCTTTAAGTTTTTATAGAGTGATTTTAATATTTCATACCTATCCTCAAAAACCTTAATATTGTAATCACCTAAAGAATGCTCAAGTGCTTCAAGTTGCTTTTTACTCGGCTTCCAAGTGTTCTGAGGTTTGAGGGATTTTGTTCTATATTTAAGCCAATCTAAACATCTGTATTTGGCATTATCAATAAATTTTTCTGATGGAATTTTTTCGATTTCTTGAATAATAGTTCCAATAATTATTTCATCATTGTAATTCCACTCTTGCTTTGGCTGCGGTTGTACTCTATCTTTGAGGGATTTGAACCAATCAGAGAGTTCTTTTCTTGAATCACAATATGGAGTAGAATAAATTAAATTATGTAATCCTCTATACATTCTTTCATCCTCTTCGCTCCACTCAACAGGCTTCTGCTCTACAAGTTCCCAGTTATCTTGGTCAGTAAAAGGAAAATAGTCACCCATATCATTATAGTAAAAACCATCCTCAATCTTTACAATAATAAATCCCAAATTAAAGCCTTCTTTCTTAATCATCTGGCCAACCTTAAATTTTGGTTCAACTTTATCAGCAGGTTTCTTGTTGGGGTTAAGAGTTTTTAGGAAGAACATAAGTTCTGACGTCTTTTTTATATTTACACTATTATGCATTCTCTCTGCTTGTCTCCACTGTTCTTTAACAAGTGATTCAAGCTGGCAGATACAACTCTCTTCTTGTGGACTCCATTTTACTGTTTCAGTAGGCTTTTGCTCACCCTTTTTAATGATAACTCTATTACCATTAATCTCCGCATGAAATCCTTCTGGTATATAATAGGATGCTTCTTGCAACTCACTGTCCTTTGCTCCAAATGGAATTTCAATATCCTGAACATTCCAATATCCTGTAGTTCTAATATCAGCAGGCTTCTGCTCTTCTTTATCCAATTCTCTGATTTTAGCAATATGTTCCCAAAGGAACTCTTGCTCAACGGTTGTAAGTCTATCTAAGAACTCTGCGATATTAGCTGGTTTGGTTTCACGCATTCTAATAAATTTATTATCAATATCATCAGACCTTTGCTTACCTTGCTTTTCAAGCCAAGCAATATTTTTATCAATGTCTGCCTTGCCATATTGATTATAGGCATCAAGACTTCTTGCATATTCAAGTACTTGTATTGTACTTCTACGTCTTACACCATCTTCTGTATTAGGAAACATATTCTCATAACTTGAACCGTTAAAAAATTCTCGTTTTAAGTCTTGATAAAGACGAGTAATAACTTCTTCTTTGTGTTCATCATATTGGTTTGTAATATACGCTAAACCATATAAAACATCCATCTCTTCTTTAGATGGTTTCCAACTTGTTTCTTTGCCTTGCTTTTCCAACCAAGCAACTATATCTTTACAAGGAACACCACAATATTGATAGTCTGCATTATCATCACTTAGAGTAAAATACTTAATTAATGCTTTTCTTATCCTCTCATCCTCACTCTCTTTGAGTTCGGGGAATATAATTTCACAAGTTTTAGTTGTCATGTTATTCTCCATTTCAACTGCATCTTTATGAAGATTATTTGCTCTTTCAATAGCCTCGTCATATCTACGGGCTTTTTGTTCTATCGATAGTTCTTTCATAATCACTTATTTTTTACATTTTTATCTCTAATTATAATTGATGGTTTATCTCCAAATATTATATATAAAAGGAAAGCAAGTTCAAGAAAATGCCAGATGTCCTCGAAGAAAAACTCACATAGATACTTTACTACTTCCATAATCACAATAAATTTAATTCATTTAACTTTAATGTCATTTCGTAGCAAGCATCAATAGGGTTGTCTGCATTTTCACCTAACTTGCAAGTCTTTCCTTCTTTGTCGTAAGAATCACATCGCCAGCCTGCAAATGTTTTATGTAATGAAGGATAAGGTAGCACATCAAGCAATGCGGCAAGACTCCAACAAAGGATGTCAGTATTTTCAGCCAATTCGGTTTTCCTTCCAGTTAACGGAAAATGATTGTATACACCATCAGGCATTAATATATAATACATATCCGCACTTTCAAGCGGAAGTATTTCAGACAACTTACGGCTTTGCTCTATGGTTGTGTATGCTCTAATTGTTGCCATAGCTAATCGTTCCAATTTATTATACCATGTGTACTATAATTTGCTTTAGTCTCTGCAATGGTCATAGGAGGTTTACTTCTTCTACCATTTCCACTATAATGTACAATATTAACACTTGCATCAATGTCAATACTCATTTTAAGAGCCAAGCAAGGTTCTTTGTATTTTTCCAAAAGAGCAAGAATATCATGTTGTATTTTTTGTGCAAGATTTTGTCTCATTTCACACATTACCTCATTATCTTCTGTAATTGTTGCCATAGTTATTTCTTTAATTTATCAATAAGATGTGTCAAGTCAAACAGCGGAAGATTACCTTCAACATGCTTTTCGTAAATCAGCTGCTCTATCTGCTCAAGCACATAGTTTGCACCTGCCTTTACTGCTTGTGAGGTCTGTACAGGAAGATACTTATCCTGTGCATACTCTACTGAAAAATCTTCTATACTTTTCATACGCTTTACTTTTTATCATCCAAAACTTTTTCTTGCATCTTCTGGATTGTCAAATAACCTAACCCAAAATCGTGGATTTCCATTAGAATCAATGTGGAAGAATCTTCTAAACTCATCAGCAGGCACATTCTTTTTATACCAGTTCTCACAGGCTTCCGCAAAAGTACTGCCATCTGCTTGGCCTACATAAGACGCTTTTTGTGGTATTCCTTCCATTCCTTGGTCAAGGAATCCTTCTGCCCAAATATCATATTTCATACACATTTGTTTTAATTGTTACTAATTAGTTGGTGGAAGTGGACTCGAACCACTGACCTTGCTATATTATTGGATTAAAGCTAATGATTAACGTGGTTTCAGCTCCACCTCCAGCATGCTCTACCAACTGAGCTATCCACCCATGTGCCCACCGCTGTGGGCTGATAAACTACTAATCTATGAATAAAAAAGTGACCCTCACGGGCTTAATCTAGGTATATAATGACTGCAATTGCTTTCCCAAGATAGGAGAGTGCAACGGCTTTCAGTCCAGTATGGGCAGGTTCCCATCGTCGGGTTGCCTTGCAGATCAAGAAGGTGATGCTTGTCGAGGACTGGAGTCACGTTTGCACAATCTCCACACCTATGCAGTATTCTTGGTTTCTTCTTGTATGCCATAGGTTAGAAGGGAAGTTGGGAGTCAACATCTTCTGGCTGTTCAGGCGGGAAGGGTGTCTGTACTGGCTGCGGAGTCGGTGTAGCCTGCAAGTTCTGTTGTTGCTCGCCTTCCCGTTTCGCTCCACATAATTGCAGAGTATTTGCGAATACCGAAATGTCGATACCAAAGCTGTTCTGATTCTGAAATAGTTTGGCTGACATTCGTCCAGAAACAAACACCTGCTGACCTTTCTTTAAGTATGGAAGCAAAGCCTCCTGATATGGATATAGGACTGACACCCATGTTGTACACTCTTCGTTGTTTCTTTTCTCCGTACTTGCTACAGAGAACGACATATATTGCTTGTCGTTGATGGTCTTAACCTCTGCGTCTCGTCCGAGGTTTCCTATTATCTGTGCTATGATCATAACTTTTTAAATTCTTTGTTTATTTCTTCCAGTCTTGTTTCTACTATATTCTTCATACTTTCCAAAATCTTGATTTGGACTTCGTTTGAAGCAAAAACGAATAAACAATAATCACTATCCCATTCAAAAATGATACGCCTAAACGTAGGCGTCCTAATAGCTTCAAGTATACTTTTCGAGGCGCTTTCTAATTGTTCGCGCTCCTTTATAAGTCTTTCAGCCTTTTTGTATGTTTCAAGTTCCATAAATTTTCGTTTTTTCAATCTGCCGTTCACAATACCGAATTGCAAATTCGTCTTGCGGGTCTGGTATCTCAACTCCTCTTGCACTTGCCCACGACTGGAAATTCTTGATGGCAGATGCCATTTCTACGGTTGTGAGGTCGGTAGTTGAGCGATAATAAAAAGAGTGATTACCTTCCTTGTCGTTGATGTCGATGCGGAAGATGTGAGGACATGCATATCTCTTGAAATATATTTCCTTTGCTTCCGTTAGCGTGCATCCGTAGCAGTGAGCAAAGTAACCGAGTGCAACGTGCAGGTAACGATTCTGTTTGCCACTTCGTTTGGGTCTGTACTTTCCAAGCTCAATTTCAAAGCCTTGCTCTTTGGCCTGGTTGATGAAGTCGAGGGCTTCAAGATAATCTCTGGGATCTTGTGGACTATATCGTGCCATTATATACCATCTTTATTAAGTTCGACTATTGTGCCTTTATGGGCTATGTATGTGGGAATACCAAATACTCCGGCAACTGTATCGCGGAAAACTTTTGGATTGCTGTTGCGTTCGGAGAGGTGACAGAGGGTTATAGTCTTTGCAGACTTGTCGGCCTCGCAGTCACGGAGATATTCAATGCAGTAGTTGAGACTCATGTGAGAGAGCATGATTCTGTCTGACTGAGCCTTGGAGATTGAGCCGTTGCGGACATTCTCTTTCAACATGGAATCCTCGTAGTTGGCTTCGATTAAGAAGTGGTTAATACCAGTTATCGTTATAGGTATTTTGAATGTATCTGTTGCAAACAACATAATCCCCATTTCGGGATGCCTTATGATAAATCCATAGCACGGAACATCATGCTCGACATTGAACGGTACAACGGAATACTTGCCGACACGATAAGTTTTACCACCTTCTATAACCTTGCATGTGTCGTATGGGAATGATTTATTATCTGCAGTATCTTTATTACAATACATCTTCACGCCAAACTTGGCATATTCAACAGCATATTTAGAATGATCACCATGCCGATGGCTCGCTATGCAGCCTACCACATCGGCCAATCGGTAGTCGACGGCCCGTTTCACTTCTGCCATCTTGCAGCCAGCTTCGATCAGTAATATCTCGTTGCCGGAGTCAAGAGCGTAGGCGTTGCCTGCACTATTGCTGTTTACTACTATTAGTTTCATACGCTATATAGTTTATAAAAGGGGTGATGTTGATGAACCGTTTGCAGACGGTAGGCATCACGTAAGCCACACCACCCCTCGCACGTGAGAATTAGAAATCTGGTTTGTCCTCTTGTTCTGGTTGACTTGCTGGCGCTTCATCCTTAACCTCTTCGGCTTGTGCGTCAACGGCAGGCTGATTGTTTACCATCTGAGAGGCATCGATAACCGGACGGGCTTCGTGATTCTCTTCGTCACGGATGGCCTCGGCATTGAACTGAGGCTGTTCGTCGTCGGAGAGGGCGTTCATCATTTCGATAGAGAGGAAGCCATACTTACTGAGCAAGCGGCGAAGTACTGTCTTCTGTGCCATAGCGTTGAAATCGCCTTTCCATCCTACCTGACCTTGAACGGGGCCGTTCTGTGCCTGCTCCTGGGCTGTATCAATGAGTTCGTCGACCTTGGGGGCTGGCTTATCCTTGGTGGGTCGGAAGGTAGGCGCAAACTTCAAAGCGTAGTTGGCCATTTCCTCGACTGTCATGTAGAGTGTCTTGGCGAAGCCATTGATCAGTTCGAAGTGAGCGAAGTAGCCGATAATCTTCTCTGAGGTCTTAGTGCCGTTAAGGTCGATAGCACCTGTAAGTTTGTCGGTCTGACGGAGTTCTCCTTCGTACACCACATCGGCATTGATATTGCGGTACTGGCCGGTACGCATAGCCAACTGGATATAGCCCTTATAGCCGATAACAAGCGTAGGAGTTGGAATCTTAGTGTGGGTGGTCTTATCCCAATTGTTGTAGACTACCACGTAGCCGTAACCTAACTGCTTGTTGAGTGGGAGTTTGAGGGATGCGGCCTTGATTGCCTCCTGCACTACCAACTTAGGCTCGCAAGTCTGTAGCTGCTTGTCGTTGGTATAGACTTCCATCAGAGAAGTGGCAAAAGTGCCTGCGTTCTCTTTAAGGACTTGCTTTAACTGCGTCTGCACGTAGTTGCCATCGACCATTTTTTTGAAAGCGGTGATGTTTTTCTGGGCAGGGGTTAAAGCCCCTGCGCCAGTCGTTGCTAATTGATTTTCTGCCATAATTAAAATAATTTCTTGTGTAATATTGAATATAGTTCGTAAGCTTCGTCCTTTGTTATCTGTAACTGACGATGAAAACCTTCACCGTCAGTACGTGTGATAATCAGAGAGGATGATTTCTTGTCTGGTGTAACTTCAATCATACTAATTGTAAATCTGTATCTGTCACTTGCAGGCGCACTTGTTGTCCGGCTGTCTGCATGATATTAATACAACTTTCTGAGTTGTCAAGGCATATCGGTGCTGCAACATTGTAGAACTTGCATAATGCATTGATTATATCTAATCCCGCATTAAGTCGTGCTGCCTGGTTGAGACCTGCGTGATATGGAATGCCGTTGACGTAGCACTCGCAGAATGGTTCCTCAAAGGAGTCACCGCCATTGTTGACCGTGCGGAAGAGTCGCCACTGAACGAGAGAGAAATGCTTGTTGATACGCTCTTCTAACAACTGGTTCTGACGGAACTGATACTGACGGGCGACATCCTCCTGCTTCTCCAGTTCTGAGAGTTGCTTAACAAGGTCTTTCTGCTCTTCGTTGATACCTTTGATAAGCGAAGTAATCTTGTCGTATTGCTGACGTGTGGCGAGTTGTGTCTGCCAATCAGAAGCGAGTTGTACCAGTTTCTCACGCTTCTCTCTTAGGTCGGCAAGCATTTCCTTGTTATCATCAGAGTCTGTGACAGAATTAAGTTCACATTCGAGGTTGGTCTTTTCACGAAGTGCTTCCTGATACTCTTCATTGCAAGGCAAGAAATCATCCAATGTTGGTAGTGGCTTCTTTTCCTCTTTGGCTTTCTCGGAGAAGATGGTGTTGATATTCTCCTTGATTACTCCAAGAGAAGATGTATCTGTAGCAAGTTTCTGCTTAGTGGTTTCAAGCTCTTTCTCGGCATCTTCCTTATCCTTCTTTACCTTTGCCGCCTTGTCACGGAGTGACTGCTTCTCTGCTTCAAGTGCCTCATTGAACCTCATTCTCATTACAGCGACCCTGCTTGCAAACGTGTCGGGAGAGAGGTATTGGCCACATCTTGGGCAGATGTTATCACCCTCTTTAACCTCGAACTTGCGAGTAGGCCATGCAATACGCAGACGCTCCAGTTCGTCATCAAAATCCTTGATGGATTGCTCGCAGCGTTCGATCATCCGTTTGTCGGCCTCGATGGTCTGCTCCATGAGTTTCTGATTATTCAGTTCGTTATTGAACTTAATAAGTAAGTCGGAAACACGCTGATTATGTTCGCTTGTTTCCTTGCGGATAGCGTCACGAGCTTTATCCTCGATGTCGTTCATCTGCTTACGCAGTTTCTCAATGGCAACCCGGAGTTCTGTACGCTTGATGTCGGCACCATTACCGTTCAGCAACCCTCCAACTTTTTTGTCGAGTTCACCTATTTCATACTTTGCTTCATCGACCTTCTCCTTTATATTATCCCAATCAAGACGTTCTGGCAAGGCTTTAAACTGCTCTTCGAGACGGACAGGTATCTTATCAAGCTTGTCCTTAATCTGCTTGATTTGATATTTGAGGTGTTTCAGATAAGAAACAATATCGTCGTTTGAATTGTCGAGAGCGTGAACCAGGGCAACAAGTTCGTCTGTATTGGCGATGCACTCAGGCTCTATGCTGCCAACCATCCGTGTGAGAAATTCACGTTGGTCTTGCCATTTGAGAGACGGGAAGTAGTTCGGGTTGGTGATGGCACGGAACACACGTTCGTCAACAAGGTTGGAGATATATTTCTCGTAGTCGGCCTTGGTGTATGACTCACCATTGACATAGTATTCGCAGGTATTGTTCTTGAATACCGATTCCTCAGACCCACGTTTCTTAACCCATACCTCCTTAATGGAGCGTTTGAGGGAAATCTCATTAGGGCCAGTTGTGGCGTTGGTGGTTAACGTTAGTTCCACAGAGTGGTCAAGATTAGGCACGACCTTTCCGTTCTCACGTGTCTTGAATAGTTCAAGGTCTGACTGGCCTTCGACATTCTTACCAAAGAGACAGAAGAGTATAGCATCGGCAATAGTGGTCTTTCCGGCACCATTGCGTCCACGTACAGTTACAATGTCTTCGTTGAGGTTCAGTTCTTTATCACGAAAACATTTGAAATTCGTCATTGAAAGACGAGTGATTCGGATATTCATTGTTTTGTTACTTTATAAGTTATTGAATCTATTTTTTCAGAAACCTTCTTAATACGGAGATAAGCTAGATCGTCAGATACGGAAATCAAGCGTTTGAGGTGTTCACAGAACTGGCGGCTGTTGATATTGTAGTAGTGATCTGTATTATAAGTGATAGGTATTCCCTTGCTGTTATTACAGAACATGAGCATCGTTTCGCCTGCGCTGGTATTGCCCACCATAGCGTAACGCACCTGCTTCTTTCTGATTTCCTTTGTGTCCGTGCGGTTGACGGTGACGCGCCATGAATGGCTACGGGAGTTAACCGATATGATACCGCTAGTGAGAGCATTCACCACCCGGCGATTATGATCAAACTCAACGAAATCAATATCAAGGACATCTTCCTGTGGTTCGTCCTTCTGGTCTTGCTTCTCATTCAAAGGTAAGATACTCTTCTGTTCCTCGTCCCATTTCAGACCTGCCTCTTCAAGTTTCTGCATCAGCAGGCCAGCCTCCGAACCGCGTGCCTTGCGGAAGTGGACATCTGTGGATTCAGGGTTGATAAGGATAGAATTTGCGTCCACACCAATTTTCAGTCTGTTATTATGACAGTTGATATAGGCATAAACCGTTGCTTTATACATCTGAACACCATCAACTTCATACGGCTGTAACTCATGGAAAAGTATTATCAGTCGGCTAACGTGAGTCTCGCAGGTGTGGATGCGAACAATCACGTCACCATCCTTAGCGTCCAAGATGTGCTCTGCATTACCATTCTGTAAAGGTTTCGTGTTCAGATATCCATGCTGCCAACGGAATTCCGGCAATTGGAGGTTGATGTGCATACGTTCATAGACCTCTTCGGTACTCTCGAAGTTATCCCTGCGCCAATAAGCAGGCAGATCCCAGTTCTGACGGAGTATAGCAAAAGTCTTGCGGAGTAACGGCCAGGAGTCGTTGGAGAAGTTGTCGGCCATCGAAGCCATGTATTGCTGCCATTGTTCATCAATAGTCTTCCAATAGTCGAAGGTGGAGCTTTCTTTTAAAGCGGCTCCAGAAGGATAAAAGATGAAAGCCTTCATGATAACGTCCTTGACCGAAGCCTGCAGTAAGTATTGCTCGATGGACTCTGGGTTAGCATGAGAACCGAGAATAGGATTCTTGCGATAATAGTACACGAAGCTTCGACTAATACCCTTATCGTACAAGAAATGTTTGAAGTAAGCTATTTCAACTGGTGTCATACCTTTATATTTTTGAGTGTCATTGCTTTGGGATAACGCAGTATTCGTGAGAACCGAAGGTGTATTTGCGGCAGTCGTGCTGTTCGTTGTCGCAGTGGTCGCACTTTTTGTTACAGATAGAGAGGTGAAACCCGGAAAGGTCTATCTGACCCATAGCCTCCAAGGTATCTCGTTTGAACTCACGCAGGCTTTTGACCTCACGCTCATATTTCTTGTTCTCATCATGGAGTTTGTTCACCTCCGTCATTTTCTCATTGAGTTGTTCGCGAAGAGATGCGCAGTCTTTTTTAGTCCGCTCGTAGGCCACGCACTCTTTCTTGTGGGACTCATAATGGCGCAGAGCACATTGTACCAAGTCGTTGTACTCACTTTCTTTGATAATTTTGATTCCAAACATAAGATTGAATTTTAGGGATTAATAATTTGATTATCTAACACTGATTGCATGGATACTCTGACGTAATCTTGGGTTACACCGTTACGCTGGGCACAATGGCGTATGAATCGTATCACATCTTGCTGGACGGAAGAAAACAGAGCATCTATCTCTGCATTCTCTTTTTTCATTTGTTCATTCATATCCGTAACGTTGGCTTCGTTTCTTGTTGATGCGTTCACGATGTTTCTTCTTGACAACATCTTTATGCTTTCTCTCGCAGGGTTTTTCACCTCTGCAGGTGCAGCTATTCCCATAACACTTGCTACGGGAGTAGAATCTACAATCGCTACACTTCATAACTTTAGCAACTCTCTTATCTGTTTGACCTTATGGCTGACTGAATCTAGCCGTTGGGTTTCTTTCAAGATGTTTCTCTTGACGGAATCAAGCTGCGTTTCAAAGTCGCTCAACTGGCTCTTGATAGCTTTTAGAGGTTTGTCGTCCGGCAAGCCTTTAGCCTTGATTTTGTTGAGTTCAGTACGTACGCGAAGGAGTTCTTTGTCCTTGGCAATTAACTCCTGTTGCAGTTGCTTGCCGATAGCTACCAATTGATCGTGCTGCTCGTACATTCGCTTGTAGTCTTTCACAATGTTGTGAATACGCTGGTCTTCTAAAATATCTGCCATATACCTTTATCTTAAAAATACTTTCTGTTGAGCGAATCCGATGTTGACGTTCTTCTTTCCTTTAAGCGAAGGGAGTTTTTCAAATACGAAATCCTCAATGTCTTTTGATTTGTGTACTTCGGTGATAACACCGTCAATCATCTGCGGGAATCCCCGTTTGGTGTAGCGCAATTGTGTGTAGAAACGACCATCAATCATGATGTCTAATAATACCTCGTTGTTACTCATACCTTTATTTGATTATTAGTGTAATTATTTGCAAAACAGCAGTAAACGTTACAATTATAAGTATAACTTTGCAATTAAAAACGGTAACAATATTACAAAACCTGGTAGCTTTAATGCTAAAGCAAATACTGTCAAAATACTTACCTTTATTGCGAGCCTCCTGCGCCATATATAAATAAGCGTCTGCAATCCTTACACACCTTCTAATTCTTTTCATATTCATTTGATTTGGTATTTTGAATTTCGTGATTTACCGTTTATTATTCTGCATATTTGCGCTCTTGACACATGAAATTCTTCTGCAAGTTTAAATTGCGGTTTGCCACTTTTATATTCCGTTTTTATTTTGTCAACTTGTCTTTTGGATAATTTATGCCCTTTTGTGCAGTTCTCCCACATCTTTCTTGTAAAGTATCTCAGATGTAAACCTAGTGCATGGCAATTATTTTCTGACTGAGTTGCCCATTCTAAATTTTCAACTCTATTATCGGATTTTATAGCATTAATATGATTGACAGTTGACTTATTATATGGATTTGGTATAAAAGTTTCTGCAACCAATCTATGAACCAAACAATGGGATTTGCCAACCTTTAACCATAAATAACCTTGCCGATGTTTTGCAGGGTGTAATATTCTACCACTTCTACCTCTGACTCTTCCAAGTGTAGATATTAAATAATTCCGATTATTTGGGTATGTTTGCCAGATTTCTCCTTCTAAACTTGGTTCTTTTATAAGGTTACGCTCATATACTATACGCGAATTTCTTTCACATACGCAACGTTTACAAGTATAATTCTTGGTTTTACCATAAAACTCAGTATCTTCTTTGGTTTTACCACACACTTTACAAGTTCTCATAATTCTATTCCTTTATCTTTTGCTATTCTTTCGACTTCCTTTGTGTAGTGTTTGATCATCGCATTTAGTTCAAACTCTCCATACTTGAAAGTTTCCTGTCTCGCCCTTGCCTCTACAAGATTAACACGTTGTTCGCCAATCTGCTTAATAAGCGAAACTCTGTAAGCTTGTATATTCCCTTGATTAAAGATATTACACGCAACGCATTGCGGCCTGCAATTATCCTCACTCCATCTAGTTGAGAAATAACGTCTACTCATATAATGGCCATTCTGAATCTCATTCCAGGGTTGCCTTTTCGTACATGATATACACTGACATATTCCTCTGCTATCAGAAAACTTCAGCCTAATATATTGTGAGAAGATACGGTCAAGTTTCTCTATTAGTTTCTTTTTTGAAAACTTATTTGGAAGTTTCTTCTTGGCCTTCACCTCAGTGGCCTCAAATTTGGATTTCTCCTTCTTTGATTTCTGCTTCGATTTGAGATAACTCTTCCGCTGTAGGGGAGATTTCGCCCGTAGCGGTGTCTTGCGTTGTAATGTCATTGTCTTCGTCAGGATTAATAAATAATTCGTGAGGCTGGCGGTCAATACCACCTTTGAAATAAATGCGCAGCTTTAGGTTTATGGCATGAATCTGTCTCATGATATTCTCCACCTGGATAACGCTCGCATTATGGAGAATAGAATGAAGATGTTCATAAAGCCTGTCGCGCCTCCTTTCAAGCCTTCTTCGGGTTGGGAGTTCTATCATGATTTAATTTGCTTGTAATTTTCCTATAATTTGCTGCCCTCTGCATTAGTGGCTTGGGAACACTCACCTTATTTATTATATAAGGGGCTGCATTACAGCATACGAATGTAGGAGCCTACCGACTTGTTACCCACCTTACGCACTATTGCGGTTTGTGGATCGGGGGTTCTCCATACGTGGCCTTTTCCACGTTCATCATGTAAACCAATAAGTCAAAGACCACGTATAAAGACTCGCCAAGCTTGTAATCAGCCATGAAAACATTCGATATATCCCCATTCGCACTATTGGGACTTGGTGTGTCTGATTGTGAGAAAGGCAGGACTCGAACCTGCGACCTTCAGGCACTGATGTCCAGCAACCTATCGTGACGCTCTACCAACTGAGCTACTTTCCCTTTTGAAAGCCTGCGAGCCTCACGGATGGCAGGTAGAGTTCTTTGTCTGTTAAGCGAATTACCCACGCTTGGGTATCCCAATAACTAAAAACTTAAAACAAGTAATTACTACTAAAACCAATGAAATCACATATTCATATAATCATCGAAAAGAGTCCTTTCCAAAAAAAACACCCTGCCTTGGTTTGTGTCTCCTATCTTACGATGGGTCAGAGAGTTCTTTATCTGATAGATTCTACCTACAGAGAGGTTCAGTTTGGTGGCAGCTTCCTTGGTGGTGAGCCACACATCTCCTTTATCATCCTTTACCATACCAAATGCCCTCCATTGTAGTAATAGTTTCCAATCAACATACATATAATGCCGATGCAACACCATATAATTGTCAGCCAATCGTTGTCATACCATTTTTCGCTCATACCTTATTATATTTAAAAAAGACCTTGTTGTGAAACCTCTATAAGCGGAAGAATGTCGTGCTTCTTGAGTTCCTCATATAGAAAAAGCCTGCCTTTCTGCGTCCATTCCGTGTTGTACTTGACGGATTGGTTTCCATTGGTGTGGGTGATTGTTACTGGCTTGGATTGTACATAACCCATAGAAAGATAAGGTGCATAGAGTATCCATTGACCATTGACCTTGCGTTGAATGCTGATCTCGTTCAGCACCTTATTAAAAGCAACAGCAGACATTCCATAGTCTTGTGCTATCTGAGTGGTAAGTACTGTAGAAGTGTTATTCAGTATGGTATCATAGTATGATATTTTAGGCTGCATGGTTGCAATCTCCTGCGTAAGAGACAACACTTGTGATTCGGCCTCGTCTGCACGTTTGGCTTCAATCTGTTTAAGCTCAAACTGTTCTGCCCATGCCCTTGCTGCCTCTGCAGGATTAGTAAAGTCGGGTAGGGTTGTGACAGATGTGGCCTCGTTCTGCTGATACTCTTCCAACTTGTCGATTATTTTCTCGCGCAGAACAACATCATATCCTGAAGCAAGGATCAGACAACCTTTGGGTGTAAGTTCATACATAGGTCTCTCCTTACCTTGTTTGTCGTCGTAAGAGGTCAGCGCAAAGTTGCGCTCGCTAGCTCCTCTCTCTAAAAGATTGCGTATGTCACGCAATACATCTTTATGATTCTTGCCTGTAGTTTCGGCAATTTGTAAAGAGGTCATACCCTTTACTTTCTGGTTGTCAAACCTAATAATTTCTGTACTCATACCTTATCTATTATTTGTTAAGAACCTTTGTGTCACACTCTCGGAGTGCACGGATGGCAACTATGTTGAGGTCGAAGAATTTCTGCGTCTCATAGTCAACCACGCCTTCCGGCATTTCAGTACGTTTAACGGTGGTAACCAATGAGCAAGCGGATCGCATCTTCTTTCCATCCTCGCAGGGGAACAATCTGAGTGCCCCAGGCGGTATGTTCCTAATGTCGTCAGTTGAAACGTTCATTTCTCTTTTGTTGTTTAATTTTAAATACTCTTAAATAACCTTTCAAAAGAGTGCAGAACTCAGAAATTATTCCTATATTTGCGGTGCTTAATCGTATTGACTGGATATTAAAATCCAAGTCCCACACTCTATTGTTTGTTTAACCAACGGCAAAGGTATGGAATATTCTGGAATAATCCAAGAATGTACGAGATTTTTTAGAATTAATAAAGATTCATAAACATTTATTAGGATTATGGAAGAGGTGAGATTTCCTAAATTTACCGAGTACTTCAACCGATTGTTGGAGGAAAAGGAGCCTAGAGTTTCACAGAAAGAGGTTGCCAAAAAGCTTGGAACAACACAAGGCACGCTTTCAAAAATCACACGCGGAGTACTGTTACCGTCAGACGAACTATCAGAGAGAATGGCAAAGTTGTGGAATGTTGACAACTTCATGGAGATGGTAACAGAGGCTAGACGTGGAGATGCGTTAAAGGTTCTTCGCAATGCCAAGCCAAAGCAAGAGGTCAAGACCGAAGACGTGATCAAGCTACCTACAAAACCGAGATTGCCCGTTTCCGCGTCCGCAGGAAGCCTTTCTCAGTACTCGCAGGGTGTATTGCTAGAACAATGCGAACAGATGCCTATAATAAGAAATTTCCCTGACTACGACTACACGATGTTCATCAAGGGCAATTCGATGGAGCCGAAGTATGAGAGTGGCGACGAGATAGCCATCAAGAAAGCAGAGTTTGTCATTGAATGGGGAAAGGATTATGTCCTGGACACAGAAGATGGTGTAATCTTCAAGAAAATCTATGATGAAGGCGCAAATATCCGTTGTGTGAGCTACAACCACGATGAATATCCAGACTTCTTAGTACCAAAGGAGATTATTTTTGGGTTCTATAAGTTTGTAGGCTTGGTAAGGGTATGAATAAAATAAATGGGGTGTAACAAAACGCTACATCCCATTAAGTGTTCTTTGAAATGTTGATACCGATTAATAGAGCATCTTTCTGTACTCGCCATTGGCCATGCGGTCACACTCTTCGTTGTAGATGTTGCCTGCGTGCCCTTTGACCCAATGAAATTCGATGGACGAGAGCTTACCTGCCAGTCGATGATAAAGTTCCACAAGGTCTTTATTCTTCTTCGGCTTCTTGGATTTGCAGGCAAGGATGCAGTAGTTGGAGTCTGTGTATATGGTGACGGATGAACCTTTTGGGAGGGAGTTGACCACGCTGATGATGGCAAGCAGTTCCATGCGGTTGTTTGTGGTGTTCAGAAAGCCTTTCGAGGTTTTTTTATAAAGAGATCCATCCTCATTGAAGATTATGTAGGCTGCACCTCCTGGTCTTCTTGGGTGAAGGTTGTCACAACTACCATCCGTATAAGCTATATATTTTTCCATAAGCAATAATAATTAACGAAAACCAAACCATGCCATAGGGGAAAGGAAACGATTCGAGTGAGTCCAATTTCCCCTTACCCAAATCAGAGCAAGAGACTCTTCATTGGAGTGAGGGGATAATCGAGATTTCGCATGCCGCTTTTTCAGAGGTTTCCTATCTCGGCTCGTTAGTAGGTGGCACTACAACTTGCTTTCAGAACATTCGGAACTTGCCACTCCTGCACAGGTCTTCTTATCTCATCCAACCTCCCTCTTGCGTGCTATTCCCCGTATCGACTGGCTACGATACTGCCTCGGAGGGTTTGTTTATTTCAGTTCGTGTTATAGAGGTCGAGCGTTCAATTTCTACCGTCAAGCCCTCCCGTAACTACACGTAGTTTGGAAACTCATCACGAACACCACAATTAACTCTGTGGTCAAAGCCCTTGTCTCACAATATCGTCAGCCAAAGACTGGTTTCTTGTTGTTGACTCGGATTTCGTGAATAGAAAAGTCCCCATCAGATAGTTCGAGTAACTGACGGGGACGAGATGACAAACATCTATATCGGTATGAGCGATATTCTTAATTCACAACTCGTCAACTCGAACTTGACGGGTGCAAAGTTAGAGAAAAATTCAAGACCCTGCAAAGGTTATTAAGTTTAATTAAATAACAGAAGAATGTATGGAGAAAAGGATTTGTAAAGTTGTATCAAAACGTGTTGTTACAAAAGTGTTACCACGTTGATTTTGAACCCTTGTGCGTGAGATTCGTATATAACTGACATTAAAACACTTACGTGTGATAAAGTTCCGAAAGGTTCAAAACCCAAACGGATCACAAAGATAAAGAGGGGCGGTTGTTTAACTAACAAATTTCCAAACCCCCTTTAAATACTACTAAAAACAGCATAAGTCTTTGTCTATAAGCGGATTATTCACGTTCAATTGAGGTACGATTGGGCATGAATCTGCATTATATATCATTAATAATCTACTAAAGTTTTTGATAGTCTTTTGCAGAAAAAGTGTTACCAAAGGTGTTACTGAAATTTCAAAGGGTGTTACCAATAAAAAAATTTTTAGGCAAACATTTTAAATTAACATCAAATTAACATGGGTACACCAAAATTAACATTCGTGTTTGACAGAAAGCACGTAACAAAGAAAGACAAGAAAAAGACTGGAGTTGTCGAGTTGAGAATCACCTATAACAAGGTGAGGACGTACATGAGTACCAATATCTGGCTACTCGAGAAGGAGTGGGTGAATGGCAGAGTGGTAGGCAAACAAGGCTGGAAGGAACTGAACGAGCAACTGAGTATCATCTATAGCAAGTGTTCCGAGATAGTCACAGAGATGATGAGAGGTGATTGCATCAACATCAAAGCCATACCGAAGCTGTACGAAGAGAGAATCATGCAGACACAGACTTTCTTGGAGTATGCAAAGGAGTGTGCAGGTCAGAAGATGAAAAGTCTGAAGGTCGGCACACAGAAGAGGTATAAGGTGGTGTTAGACTTCTTGGATGAATGGAAAGGGATTGTTTACTTTGCCGATGTCACGGAGAAGAATATCGCAAAGATGGATGAATACCTGGAGCGTAGAGGTCTGAAAGAGAGCAGCCGATATAATTACCACAAAATATTGAAGTCGTTTGTTATCCAAGCCTTTGACGACGGTCTTTTGACCAAGAACCCCTATAGCAAGATGAAAATCAAGCGGGGTGACGAGGACGGACTGACTAGATTCCTCACTCCTGCAGAGTTCCATAGGTTTGAATCGTGCAAGATTGACTCCGAACACTTGGCAAGGGTCAGGGACTTGTTTGTATTCCAAACCTATACGATGATGAGCTATTCTGACTTGGAGCATTTTGACTACGGCAAATGCGAGGATATGGGCGGACAGGTGGTGTATAGGGCAAATAGGATAAAGACCGAACAGCCATTCACGATCGTACTGTTGAAGCCTGCACTTGCAATCTTGAAGAAGTACGACTACATGCTGCCGATCGCAAGCAATCAGAAGTATAACGACTATCTGAAAGCAGCGGCCAAATACGCAAAGATAGACAAGCCTATTACCACGCATTGGGCAAGGCACACGGGAGCCACCATGCTGGTGAACGAGGGTCAGATACCAATGCACATAGTGCAGCACATGTTAGGTCACGCATCAATCAGAGAAACGGAAAAGACCTATGCCAAGGTACTGGATAGGACGATAGTTGAGACAATGGCCAACTATCAGAAGAAAAAGAAATGACGTAAAGTTCTCTACCCTAAACAAAGGTAGAGAATTCGACATGAAAGGTAGAGAATTCGACATGAAAGGTAGAGAACTTGCAACAAAAATCCCTGCCTATCCATCGCGGACTGGCAGGGAAACATGCTTTATGAGTTACTTTTCAGTAACGTTGCTGCAAAGGTACATAAAAAAAGGGAGAGTCAGACGTGAAGTGAACCCCGAAAGTTAGACAAAAAACTTTCGGGGTTTATTATGCAAAAGAGAAAGAAGCATGGTTATGCAGAATGTCTGAAGTACATGCAAATGATCAAAGAAGGAACATCCATTCATGCAA